TCAGACCCGGGTAACGGGTTCCGGGGAGTTGTCGACGATCTCCCCGCCGTACATCTGGAACCAATGTCCCCCAGCGAGGATGTTCTCCGTGACCGGATTCATCACGGCGGCGAACTGCGTGGTGCTCAGGTCCGGGTCGATGCATACGCGGACGCAGCCCTTGTCCTCCAGCAGGATTGCAGTGTCGGGCACCAGGCGGTGGAGGCTGTACTCGACCCCCAGCGGAGCGTCGGGAGTATTACGGCTGACGATCTCGTCTCCCCACAACTGGAACCAGTCGGAGTGGGTCAGCAAGTGCCTGATCTCGACGTTCAGTTGGTGGACCACGTCCGCGAGCGCTGCCGCCGCGTCGACCTTCACGCGGATCCTGCCGCGGTCCTCGTCGATCGTGGCCAGTCTGCCCGGCGGGAGGTCGTCGACGGCTTCGTAGGTGACGTCCAGCATGCGTCCCTCCTTACGCAGCGGTGCACGACGGGCCAGATAGGCCAAAAGTGCACGGTTGGTGAAGGGTACGTCTACTGAGAGTCGTCGACAATCAGTTGAAGAAAAGTCTACTTACGGACATTCGCGATCAGTCGACGGAGCTTCGCAGTCACGCGTCACTGCCCCGACTCCCGGCGAGCACGCTCCTCCGCCTCGATCATGTATCGCCACATCCGCAGCTCCTCGGGCGACTTGCCTGCGAGGTGGCCCACGATGATGCGTACCTCGGCGTCGTAGCCGGCAAGTTCGGTCGCCTCGTAGAGAAGCCACTGCCGTGCCACGGCCTCTTTGATGAGGCGCACGGGCTTGCCGAGGGCTGCCGCGATGGCGCCAATCTCGGGCGGTAGCGGCGGGTTGACGGGCGGGTTCTTGACGACGCGCTGTAGGTAGGGCTTTGAAACGGTTGCGCCAGTCTCGGGGTCGATGGCCCGGTCGGCAAGGCGCTGGTAGGAGGCGCCCTTGTCGAGGGCTTCCTGGATGAGCTGGGAGAGAGCTCCGAGGGGTGACGCTTCTCCGGCCGCGCCGGACTCCGGAGCTTCGGCCGGGACTGTCATGTCGTCGTCCTCTCGCGTCACGTTCGCACCGACTGTCTCTATGGGAAGTAGCTGAGGCCGGAAAAATAGCAGGTCACGCCGTACAACCATCTCCTTCTGGAGACGGATCGTCTACAGATGCATGGTAACCAGCCAGAAAGATTGCCGATACCGAGCGGTACGTCGTCCAGATTGGTAGACGATTCGTCTCAGTCATGCTTAACTCGTCTCATCAAGGCCGCTCCGCACCTCGGGGGAACCATTGAGCCGTCGCTACACGCTGAAAAGCGCAGAAGTCTTTCGCTACGCCATGAAAAACCCAGGTCGGGGCGCCCCCTACGGATACGACTCGCTCGCCGAGGCGAGCGGCTGCGGACGCGGCCTGATCGAAAAACTCGCCACCGGAAAACAGAAGAGTGCCGACGTCAACGACGCTCACGCCCTCGTGGAGGCGTTCGGCGTCGCGCTCCTCTTCCTCTTCGCGCCTAGACCGTCTCCCAATCTGGACGATACGTCTCCCGCGAATCCCCCCACCGATAAGGAGTAACCACGTGTACAGGAAGGGCCTCAAGCCTCAGCCCCCGAGGGGCTGCCTCTGGATCGAGCAGGCCGCCACGCACCTCGGCCTCGCGCCGAACACGCTCCGCAAGTGGCGCCTACTCGGCAAGGACACCGACCGAGGAATGCACAGCTTCAAGGTCGGCGGATACGTCGCCTACAAGGTCGCCGACCTCGACGCCTACCTCGAAGCGCAGTACCAGGCCGCCGTGACGCCGGACCCCGAGCGCGTCCAGGAGTCCCGTCCGGCCGAGCCCCGCAAGGCGGCACGCCTCGCCGCCTAGAGCGGCCAAAGCCCCAACCGCCGGATCGCACTCCGACAGCCGGGGCTCCGCGGCCCAGGGCCGCACGCTCCACCCCTCACGAACCTCACGAAACGAAAGGGGCTTCACGTGCCTCGATCATCCCTCAACTCCACGGACGGTGCGGCATGACGCTCGACACCCGCATCTTCATCCTCGGCCAGACCGACCCTCACGAGGTCTTCGGCTTCTGCCGCGACCTGCTCGGCGCCACGGATCAGCACACGTTCTCCGACGAGCAGGATTCGACCTGGAGCAAGGGCGAGTCGTTCGTCGAGCCCACGAATTCCTGGGCCATCAGCAACAACCCGGGCCAGGGCCTTCCCGCCTGGCTGATGCTCTACTACCGGCCGGACGCGCCCCTGCGTACTGCAGAGCAGGCAGCCGCGCACGACGAGGACTGCAACCTCCCCGAGAACGCTGGCTACGTCGAAGAGTGGGGGCCGTGTGATGGCAAGTACCACCGCCGAGCCTGCTGGCTGACCGTCTCCTTCGACACCTCCTACGGCTACCGGGACGAACGCGGCTACGGCTGTGGCGATCTGCATGCCGAGTACGTAGCGAAGCTCGGGCAGTGGCTGGACAGCAAGGGCGTCCGCTGGGAATGGGAGAACGAGTTCACCGGTGAGATCCACACCGGCTACAGCGAGTTGATCAACCTGGCGTCCGGCGGCTTCGAGGCCACGGCCTGGTTCAAGACGACCGTCCTCCCGGCTATTGCTGCCGAGGCGGGCGGTGCCCGGTGAACGCCGAGACCTTCAACGCCCGCTACCCGATCGGCACTCCGGTCGTCGCCTACCCGCTCACCCGCGAGGACAAGGCCCTGGTCACCACGACCCGCACCCCGGCCTGGACCCTCGGCCACGGCGAGCCGGTCGTCTCCGTCGACGGCTACGCGGGCGGCATCTGCCTGACCCACGTCGACGTGCGGACGGTCGCCTGCGGCTGGAACCCCGTCGAGGCGACGACGGACTGCGACTGGGACGCCAACTGCCCGATCCACGGGGCGGAGCCGGACCTGGACGCCACGGTCGCCGCCGTCGGCGCACTGCCGATGCCGATCTGCACGGAGGCGGCGTCATGACCTTCACCCCGAAGCGGTTCCAGTCCCCGCCGCCGCCGATCACTGCTGCGGACGTGCCGCTGTCGACGCTCCGCGAGCGGATGGCCGCCGACGTTCGGGCAACCGTCGCCCGCCAGCGAGCCCAGTCCGCCGAGGAGTCCGCGGCAAAGCTCCGCTGGCTGCTCGCCCACCCCACACCCGGACGCCCCGCGTCGGCCGGCGAGCTCGCCGAGATGCGGCACCTGCTCTACGACGCCGACCCCGACAGCGCAGTTCCTGCCTTCCCGTACCCGACCGCCCAGGAGGCGTGATGAGCCGGACCCGTGTGTCGCAGGCGATCGTCTTCGTCGGTGACGAGACCGACGACGTCACCCTCGACGTCCGTGACGGTCAGCTCGTCATCGGCCTCGGTTCGGCCGTCGCCCTCAACTTGGACGGCGCCGACCAGGACACCCTCGACAAGCTCGCCGTCGTCGCCGCACAAGCCGCGGCCGTCAACCGCAACCGGGCCCTGAAGGCGGTGGCGTGATGACCATCCTCCTCGACGGAACAGAGATCGACCTCGACCGCGTCCAGGTCGCCCTGGACGGCAGCCGCTGGCTGTGGACGTGCGAGCACAACGAGTCCGGCGACCCGCTCATGCTCCGCGTCGACAAGGCCGGCGCCCCGATACTGCCGCTGCCCGACGTATACGCCGCCCACGGCCCGCTCGTCCCCGTGCCCCGGCCGACGACCGCAGCCCTGTACCGGCAAGTCCTGGAGGCGGCATGACCACCACTCAGATCCCCGCCTCGCCCGTCGAAGCCGCGATCCACGCGATGCCGCTGGAGCAGGCGCGGCAGACGGCGGTCCTCCTGTGGAACGCGCTCCATGCCAGCAACCAGGAGACCCGTCACCAGCACCACGTGCTGGGCGGCTGGGAGGACTGCGCAGGCTGTGAGGCCGCCAACGACCAGTGCGACAGCAGCCTGTGCTGCGACGCCTCGAAGGCACGGCAGCGCATCGTCCGCGACGCCTGGCGGCTCCGGTGACCGCCCCGCTCCCGACCCCGGGCCTGTTCAACAACCCCGTCGCCTGGGTCTGCCTCCGCCTGGCTGTGCAGATCGCCTACCTCGAAGCCCAGCTCGCAGCCCTCACCGCCCAGCAGGAACGTCTGAAAGGAGCCCGGTCGTGACCGCCGTCGACACCGTCCGCAGCGTCATCTCCCACCGCGGCTTGTCCTGCCTCGAACTGCACCGCCTGCTCGGTGAGGCCGAGCGCCAGGTGCAGGAGCTGACCCCGCGCGCCGAGCAGGCCGAGGCGTTGGAGGCCCGCTTCGACGGGCAGGCCCGCATGATCCGCAGCCTTCGTGAGCAGCTGGCCGCGGCGAAGCAGATCCGGGCCGACGTGAACGCGAAGGCCGGACGGGTCGATGAAGCCGAAGCGCGGGCCGCGGGCCTCGAGCAGCAGCTCGCCGACCAGGCGGCCGAGCTCCTGGAGCTGCGGGCGTTCAAGGCGAACGTCAACTCCGTCATCCCGCTCGCCCACCAGGCGCCCGCCACACCGCCGGCCGACCGGTTCGAAACCGGCATCCCCGTCCGGCTCGGGGCCTCGCCGCTCGCCGACACCCAGCCGATCCCGCGCCTCGTCGCACGGCAGCCGGCCACCTGAGCTCCCGGCCGCCCGGCCGGACAGGTTCGGGCGGCCGGTGAAACGCAGAACCCCGCCGAGGTGAATTCGGCGGGGTCCCGAACCCAGCATCCCACGGAGACCTCTGTGACCACGATCAACGCCCACCGACTTCAGCGGATCATCAAGCAGACCCGCCCGCACGTCAGCTCCGACGACACGCTGCCCGTCATCAACGGCATCCGCTTCGAATGCGACGGCGTCCACATCCACGCCCTCGCCACCGACCGGTACACGTTCGCCGCGGCCCGCGTGAAGGTTCGCGAAGAGGCCGAGGCCTGGTCCATCACCATCGCCGAGAGCGACCTTGACTGGGTCACCGCCTGGGTGAAGACCCACGATGGCGACACCATCCTCAACCTTCAGGCCACCGAGACCGGGCTGACCATCACCGCCGACCGCGGCAGCCTCGTCGTCCCCGGCCGCGACGAGCCGTTCCCCAAGTGGCAGGGCATGATCCGAGACGTTCTGGAGAACGCGTCCAGCGGCGACCTGGTCAACCTTGACACCAAGATGCTCGCCCGCTGGAAGGCCGCCGACACCCACCTCCGCGTCTGGCAGACCGAAGCCGAGAAGCCCGTCGTGATCATCGGCCATGACTTCATCGGCATGCAGATGCCGAGCCGCTACAACAGCGACACCTTGGACCGCGCCGCGGTGATCGCCGCCTGACCTTCCCCGAGACGCGGCGTTGAGCGTGCCTTCCCCCCAGCGCTCCGCCGCAGCCGAGGCCTCCGCCCCACGCCCCCCTGAGGGGCGGAGGCCCGGCACCCCACACCCAGAAACGGAGAACCATGAGCACCAGCAGCACCTCGATTCCGCCGGACGTTGCAGCGCACGTCCTGTTCCACTACGGCCGCGAGGGCGGCTACCAGGCCGGCAGCTTCACCACCTCACTCCTCACCGCGATGGGCACCGCCGACCCGAGCAACCTCGACCGCCTGGCGCTGGGGTTCCCCGAGTACGTGGCCGCGGTCACCGCCATCCAGTACGACCCGGACGGCGTCGAGCAACTCCAGGACATTGCCGCCGGCCGGTGCACGCGCTGCAAACAGGACGACGGACCGCTCACCCCCGCCGGCCGCTGCGAGGCCTGCGCCCGCCCGATGCCGCTCGGTGGTGTCGTGTGACCGCGGCAGTGGAGGTCGAAGCCCCGCGAATCGTCGACGGGCTTCCGGCCGACGAGTACCACGCGGACAAGACGTCGATCTCCTCGTCCGGTCTGCGCGCCCTCCTCAACCCGGGCTGCCCCGCCCAGTTCAAGTACGACCGCGACCACCCGCAGCCCCACAAGAAGGAGTTCGACCTCGGGCACGCCGCCCACCTCCTCGTCCTGGGGGAGGGCCCGGAGCTGGAGGTCATCGACTTCCCGGACTGGCGGAAGACGGACGCCCAGATCCAGCGCGACGAGGCCTACCTCGCCGACAAGATCCCGCTGCTCACGAAGGACCACGACATGGTCCAGGCGATGGCCGACGCGATCCGCCAGCACCCGATCGCCGGCCCGCTGTTCACGCCCGGCGCAGGCCTGGCAGAGCAGTCGATCTACTGGACGGATCCGGCGACCGGGGTCCGCTGCCGGGTCCGCCCGGACTGGCTCCGCGGTCCGATCGTCGTCGACTACAAGACGATCAAGGATGCGGCGCCCGACACCATCAGCCGCTCCATCAAGGACCGCTCGTACCACCAGCAGGACGCCTTCTACATCGACGGCGTCGAGGCCGCGGGACTCGCCCCCGACGGCGCCCGGTTCGTCTTCGTCTTCCAGTCGAAGATCGCACCCTACCTGATCACGGTCCGTGAACTCACCGACCAGGACCGTGACATCGGCCGCGCCCGCAACCAGCGCGCCCTACGCATCTACGCCGAGTGCGAGTCCACCGGCGTGTGGCCCGACTGGACCGGCGCCGTCACCGAAATCCCCCAGATCGGAATGCCGACCTGGGACACCATCCGACAGGCAGAGGAGTACCTCGGATGAGCTCCGAGATCGCCCAGCGCGACGAGCACCAGGCCGTCGCCACCAACCCGCCCTCCAACCAGCTCCCGGCCCCGACGCCCACCGAGGGATCCACCGCCCTCATGGCGTGGGCGCAGGAAGCCGAACTCGCCTACCAGATGGCACAGAAGCTCGCCAACACCAGCTTCGTCCCGCAGTCCCTGCGCGGAAAGCCCGGCGACATCACCGCCGCGATCCTCGCCGGCTCGGAACTCGGGCTGAAGCCGATGGCCACGCTCAAGTCCATCGACGTCATCCAGGGCACCCCCGCCCTGCGGGCGCACGCCATGCGCGCCGTCGTCCAGAAGCAGGGTCACGAGATCGAGCTCGTCGAGTCCACCCCCGAGCGCTGCGTCATGCGCGGTCGCCGCAAGGGGTCCGACACCTGGCAAACCGTCGAGTGGACGACCGCCCGCGCGTCCCAGCTCGGCCTGCTCGGCAAGGGCGAATGGAAGAAGCAGCCGCAGACCATGCTCGTCGCCCGCGCGACCGGCGAACTCTGCCGACTGATCGCCTCCGACGCCCTGCACGGCATGCCCTACGTGTCCGAGGAACTGGGCGGCGTCGCGCACGCCGAGCTCGTGCCGCAGAGGGCGCCGCTGTCCGTGGCTGCCCTCACCGCCCCGGCGACTGTGCCCGAGCCCGCGGTGGCCGCCAGCGCCGACTACAGCGTGCAGGTCGGCAACGGCGCCTGGGACCCCGACGCCGACGACTCCGTCGACTGGCAGCCCGACACCGAGCAGCAGTAGCCCGCACGCCGGAAGCCGGCCCGCGGGAATCGGGCCGGCCCCACCTCTAGAACACCACAGCCTCAAGGAGCCCGCCATGGCCCGCAAGCTGACACCCGCCGAACGCCTCGCCTCCGCCGACAAGGATCTCCTGCTGGAGGAGATCGCCGACCAGTCCTCGTGGGACCAGTTCCTCGTCGAGCGCGCCGTCTTCCACTTCGGCCAGCGCCACGACGAGTGGTCCTGCAACGACCTCCGCGACGTCCTGCCCGAGCTCGGGCACGGCTTCCTCGGCGCCGCCATCAACAGCCTGCGCAGCGGCGGGGTCATCGAGCACACCGACCGCATGGTGCCGTCCACGCAGCCGAACACGCACGCCCACCGGATCTCGGTCTGGCGACTGACGGCCAAGGGGCGAGGTATCGCAGCCGCCCGCCGAGCCGCCGCGGAGAACCAGGCCGCCACCCAGCACCGGAGCGCGGCATGAAGCGCCTCACCTTCACCCAGGCGTACCTCGCCCTCGTCGCCGCGGGAGCCGCCGCCGGCGCCCTGTACGCGGCCGTCACCATCGCCGTCGAGCAGACCCGCGGGAGGCGGACGTGAGCCCCATCGCCGAGGCGGTGATCAACCTCGTGGCCGAACACGGAGTCCTCGCCACCCTCTCCGTCCCGGCCAGCGTCGGCGCCTGGTGCGGGCTCCGCTCCGCCGGCCAGCGGATCGCACGACGGCGACACACCCCGCGCGGCATCCGCCAGCTCGAACTCTTCGCCAACGACCCGGACAACCACCGGAAGGAGAAGCCGTGACCACCGCCGACACCCAACCGCACGGGGAACGCCGCTGCTACCTCCGAGGGTGCCGACGCCCCGAATGCGTCGAAGCCAACCGCAAGTACTGCAAGCGGTACCGCGTCGAGCGCCACAGGACCGGTCGGCGCCGCCCTGACGCCGGTCCCTACGCCGTCATCGCCCGCCGCTATGCCGCGGCCGGCTGGAGCCACAGCGAAATGGCAGCACTGACTGGATGCGCCGAGACCGTCTTCCACAACCTCCTCAACGGCACCCCGCGCATCAGCGCCACATCAGCCGCCCGGATCGACGCGATCCCCGGCACCCCGCAGCGCATGGGCACGGCCGCCTATGTAGACGCCACCGGCACACGCCGCCGCGGGCAAGCCCTCCACCGGGCCGGTCGCACCGTCAACGCCATGGCGGTCGCCCTCGGCCTCTGCCCCGACCACGTCAGCCGCATCCTCCGCGCCCGCAACCCGAAGGTGCACGGTGCCACCGCCGCCGCGATGAAAGCCCTCTACGACGAGTGGAAGACCGAGCGCGGCCCCTCGGAAGTCGCCAGTCAGCGAGCCGAGCAACTCGGCTGGCGCGACCCGCAGTGGTGGGACGACATGGGCGACATCGACGACCCCGAGTTCGATCCCGAAAAGGCCGACCGGGAGCTCAACTTCCACGAGCGGGCCGCCCTCCGCCGCGAAGAGATCATCCACTTCGCCTGGCACGGAGACAGCCCGGAGCAGATCGTCGGCCGCCTCAAGAGCGAAGTGTCCATCTCCACCGTCCGTCAGATCGTCCAGGACTGGCGGACCGGTCAAAAGCGCGACCGACGGCAGGTGGCCGCATGACCTGCCCGACCGGGAAGCGCCCCTACCCCGACAAGGGCGCCGCGCGAACCGCTCTGGCCTCAGCCAACCGGAGGCGCCGAGGCCAGCGGCGGAGAGAGACCCGCGCGTACCGCTGTCTCAGCTGCAACGCCTGGCACCTCACCAGCACCTAGGCCGGCCGCGCCGAAGCCCTGTCCGTCCTCTCAGCAATCCGCCGAAAGAGAGTTTCCATGCCCAGCAGGTTCGAGTTCGAGCGAGCAGTGAAGGCGAGCAGCCTGCCGCCGCTGTCGCGCTTGCTGGCGCTGACGATCGCGACGTTCGCCAACTCCGACACGGGGATCATCCCAGCGCGGTATCAGCCGTCCCTGTCGACGCTTCTCGCGGCGACAGGGATGTCGAAGGGGTCGCTGCTTGCTCACCGCAAGACGCTGGACGAGGAGAAGTGGGTCACCTTCACGTCTCCGAGCCCGGAGGACCAGGTTCGCAAGAAGGCCCGGAATGTCTACAGATTGCACGTTCCGGCTGGGTCAGCTCCTGACCTAGCTACTGGGTCACCAGATGACCTAGACAATCCGGACACTGGGTCAGCTCCTGACCCAGAGCTAGGTCAGCAGATGAACCAAGTTGGGTCAGCAGCTGACCACAAGAGTTCCTCTACCACTACAGCTAGCAAGCCAGAGGGCCCGAAGCCCGACGGCCCCCGCATCGCCGCCAACTGCCGGCCGCTCGTCACCGCCATGCAGCAAGCAGGGATCCACGTCTCCTGGGAGCTGTCCGCCAACGAGTGGCTCCAGATCGAAGCGATCATCCGGCGCATCCCCGTCGACCTCCTCGTCGCCGACGCAGTCGAGGCATGGCACCGCGCCCGCAGCACGCCGCGGCTCGCCCGCTACTTCCTCGCCGGCTGGCGTGGCATCCCCGCCGTCCCCGAAGGCGCACCCCGCCAGCCTGCCAAACCCGTTCGCCACCTCCGGCCCGTCGCCGGCCAGAGCCCCGAAGACAGGGGGATCTTCTAAGTGACCACCGACCTCGAGCCCGACTACGCGGACATCCCGCTCGAGCGCGTCCCGCCACAGGACTTCGAAGCCGAGCAGGGCGCCCTCGGCGCCTGCCTGCTCTCCAAGAAGGCGCTCGCCGAAATCCGAGACGCCGTCGAAGTCGCCGCTTTCTACCAGCACCGCCACCAGGTGATCTTCGCCGCGATCCTCCACATGGACTCGCGCGGCCTGTCCGTCGACCAGATCACCCTCGGCAAATACCTCGCCGACACCGGCGACCTCCTCCGAGTCGGAGGCGCCCAGTACCTGTACGAACTCGTCCGCGCCGTACCCACCGCCGCCAACGGCGAGTACTACGCCGAAATCGTCCAGGACCGCGGACTCCGCCGATCCCTCATCGAACTCGGCACCCGCACCGTCCAGGCCGGCTATAGCACCACCGGCGAGACGACCGACCTCATCGAACGCGTTGTCGCCGAGTCCCGGGATCTCCGCGACCGCGGCATGGCCTCTGAAGACCTGCCTGTCGAAGACATCCTCGACTTCGTCAAGAAGGAAGACGTCTACGACTGGGTGGTGCCCGGCCTCCTCGAGCGTCAGGACCGGCTGATCCTCACCGCCTCGGAGGGCGGCGGCAAGTCGACGCTGCTGCGGCAGATGTCCGTGACCCTCGCCGCCGGTATCCATCCGTTCCGTACCTGGGAGACCATCGACCCGGTCAGGGTGCTCACCCTCGACTGCGAGAACGGCGAGGCCGCCTCCCGCCGCAAGTTCCGCCCCCTGCTCGCAGCCGCCGACAACCTCGAGCAGCCGGTCCGCCGCGGCCAGTTCCACATCGAATGCCGGCCCGCTGGCCTCGATCTGACCAAGCCGTCCGACCGGGCGTGGACCATGCGGCGCGTCGAGAAGATCAAGCCCGACGTCCTGATCATCGGCCCCGTCTACCGGCTCCATGCCGGCAACCCCAACGACGAAGAGCTCGCCCGCAAGGTCTCCGTCGTCATCGACGAAGCTCGAGCAACCGCAGGCTGCACCGTCCTGATGGAAGCCCACGCCCCCCACGGCAACAACATGGGCCCCCGCTCCCTGCGCCCCCTCGGCTCGAGCCTCTGGATGCGCTGGCCCGAGTTCGGGTTCGGCCTGCGCCCCGTCGAGGACGAGAAGTCCGCCCAGAACGTCGAAGGAGCCCGCGGTCGACGCGTCGTGCCCTGGCGAGGAAGCCGCGACGAACGCGACTGGCCCGCCTTCATCAAGCAGGGCGAGAACTGGCCCTGGATCTCCTACAAGCCCATCGACGCCGACCAATTCAGCGGCTACTCCGAGACGGGAGCGATCTGGTGACCGACCCCAACCCTCTCTACGGCGACGCCTGCGAGGCGTGCCCCACGTGTGACGTCCTCCCGGAGTCCGCCGTGAGAGACGGCGTCGAGGGGATCGTCGCCGGCTACCGCTGCCCCAACTGCGGCCACGTCTGGACGTGCGGCTGGCAGATCGTTCCGGGCCGCGCCATACCGCCCGAGCCCGCCGTCGACTCGCCGATCTTCAACCGGCAGGTCACCGCCCAGGTCCACGAGCAGGCCGCCATCGCCCGCGCCCGCAAGCACCTCAGCAAGGGGCAACCGCCCCCCGCCGCCTGACCGGCCACCGCACACCACACCGCCCCACACACGACGAAAGGCACCCCGTGACCAGCACCGATACCCTCAACCTCAACGCCATCGAAGCCCGCGCCGCCCGCCTGTACGAGCGCACCGCCAGCATCGACCCCAACGCGCATCCCGACTTCGGTCAGCTCACCGACACCGACGTGCCCGCGCTGCTCGCTGAAGTCCGCCGCCTCCGCGCCCGTGTCTGGGAGCACGAGCGCCCGGCCACCGAGGCCGAGCGCAACGCACTCCGCCAGTCGTTCATGGAGCTCGCCGCGCAGGCCCGCGAGGACCGGGACTTCGAGGGCGCCTTCGGCATCGAGTGCGACCTGCGCAAGCGGGAGGAGCAGTGGAAGCGCGAAGACGCAGCCCGACCCGACGCCCGCACTGAACTCGCCGCCACCCGCAGCCAGATCGCTGACGAGGTCGTCGAGTGGAGCGGCCAGCAGGTCGGCGTCCACGTCCCGACCGTCGACGCGATTGCCGACCTGCTGCGCGGCGCCGAGACGCACGTCGTCGCCGACGGCAGCGACGACCCCGAGCACGTCGACGACTGCCCCGGCTGCGAAGCCTTCACCCTCACCGGCCACCGCGCCGCCGAGGGAGCGCAGCGCTGATGTTCAAGACCTCCGCCACCCGCCGCGTCCGCCTCCACCGCGGCACCCGCGTCCACGACGTGCCCGTCCCGCACACCCGGCCGATGACCACCGCGTGCGGCAAGTACATCCACCTCTTCGACGCACGCGGCCGAGTCCTCGACCACCCGCTCTCGGACACGACGGAGATCGCGGTCACCTGCCGGGACTGCCTCCGCGCCGCGCCTGCTGTCGTGCCCGCCCGTTGACCACCGCCCGCAAGACGGGCCACCTGCCTGCGCCTAACAGGCGGGTGGCCCGCACCCCGGATTCCACCACACCCGAAGGAGCTTCGATGACCGACTGGGATGCCCTGCTGGTCTCGCTGGGTCTGTGCCCGTCGTCGCGTCCGGTCCGGCCGGCGGAGGTGCGGGCGGCGCAGGCGGATCGCGTCCGCCGTCAGCGTCAGCTGCGTGCCGAGCGTGGTCTGCCTGCGGATGATCCGCGGCACGGCAAGCCGTCGACGTACACGAACTGGGGCTGCCGCTGCCCGAAGTGCCGGGCCGCCAACACCGCGGACGTAGCGCCTCGAATGGCCGCGCTCCGCGAACGCCGACGGCTAGCCGCATGAGCCGCTTCCTGCTCGGCGCACCGCCAGCCTTCATGACGCACACAAGCGTGCCGCTGTTCGTGTCGAACCGGCCGCTGTCGAAGCTGAAGAACCTGTACCGGGCACGCGGGCCCGTGGCGGTGGACTCGGGCGGCTTCTCCGAGCTCGACGAGAACGGTTCGTGGGACGAAGGGCCGACACCCCGTCAGTACGCAGGGCAGGTGACCCGCTACGTCGACGAGGTGGGCATCGACTGGGCTGCCCCGCAGGACTGGATGTGCGAGCCCTGGATCATCCAGAAGACCGGGCTCACCGTGGCCGAGCACCAGGCGCGCACCGTCGGCAACTACCTCGACCTCATGTCGATCAACCCGGAATTGCCGATCATCCCCGTCATCCAGGGCTGGACCGTCGCGGACTACGAGCGGTGTATCGACCTGTACGACCAGGCCGGCATCGACCTGCGTCGCCTGCCACTGGTCGGGATCGGGTCGGTGTGCCGCAGGCAAGGCACGGAAGAGGCTGCCCAACTGGTAGAGCGGATCGCCGGACACGGCATCGCGCTGCACGGCTTCGGCTTCAAGATCGACGGCCTGCGTCGTGCCGCTCACGCCTTGCCTTCGTCCGACTCGATGGCCTGGTCTGCCGCCGGCCGCCGCGAACCACGGGGCTGCGACTTCCGACTCCCCGGTTCCCACGGCCGTTCGCACAAGAACGAAGCGAACTGCCTGCGCTACGCCCTGGCCTGGCGTGACCGCGTGCTCGCCGCCGTCGAGGCCGGGGTGTCACGGCCGGAGCAGCTCGCGTTCGCGTTCGCCACATGACGACGAACACGCCCGTCCATCCTCTCGCACCCCTGGAGCCCTGACGTGACAACCAACGCACAGCAGCCCGAGCCCATCCGCAAGGGCCTCCTGCCAACGACCCCGCCCGCGGAGTGGGAGTTCAGTTCCGCGTTCGCCACCGGACCCGACGCCGAGCCGGGCCTGCTCCTGATCCCAGGCGACGCGGGCCCCGTCGTGGTGCGGCGCCGAGTCACCTACGGCGACTGGGAGCCCGTCCGGCCCGACCGCTGGGCCGAGGAGCCGCCGAGCGATGTCGCCGCCGTCTCGGTCCCGGCGTCCGCGCCCACCGACCGGGCCGCCGAGTTCGAACTCCGCGGCACCGCTGAGATTCGGGCCGCCGCGTTCGAAGAGGCTGCGGAAAAGCTCGCGGGCCTGGACCCCGCGAAAGCCGCCCTGGCCGGAGAGTCTGCGTGGAAGACCGCGGCCGGCGTCGTGCGGCACATGGCCGTGCAGGAGCGCCGCATGGCCAACGGCGAGCAGCCCGCGTCTGGTTCGGGCCGTGTGGCCGACGAGACACAGGCCGAGCCCGAAGCGCCGTGGGCCACCGACGGAGCACGCATCGGCCGCACGCTCATCTGGTCCTGGGCCGACATCGGGAAGGGCGAGTTCGCCAGCGGTTACCGAGCCGCACAGGAACAGGCCCGCGCATTTCTGACGGGCCCACTGCTGGGCGCTCCCGAGGCGCAGCCGCCCGTCGTCGTGTCCCAGCCCGACGGGGAGGCCTGCACGTGCGCAGCCGCCGGGCCCGCCTTCGCCCCGGCAGGCCACTACGCCGACTGCCCGCAGTCCGCAGCGCACGGGACCCCGTTGTGATCGCGGAGGCGGTCGACACCGCGGCCACTGTCGGCTGGGCGATCGTCGCCTGGATCTGCGTGGGCGCGGCCGTGGCGACGGGACTGTGCGTGGGGCTGGTCGTCGGGGTGTGGGCGGTAGGGCGGGCCGGGGTGCGGGCGTGGCGGGGGCTGTGCGCCCGTCTGCGGCCCGAACACCCGGCGGAGGCCCCTCGCTTGCTCCCGGCCCCGGAGAAGCCCGCAGGCGCCCGCTGGACGCCGCCACCGGACGAGGCCTCCGGCAACGCGAAGCCGCACAAGGCCGCCTGAGGTGCCGCCAGAAGCCCGGACCGACAGAGCCTCACCTAGACCGTCACAGCCCCGCAGAAGCCCGTACAGCCACCAAGGAGCAGCAATGCCCGTCCACCCGTACCAGCGCTCCCCGCACAGCAACGCAGGCAACTGCGAGTGCGGCATGGCCGAAGAATCGCGCATCCACCCGCACGCATTCACCCAGGCCTACCGCAGCAACGGATGCGTCTGCGCCTACCCCGCCGACCACCCCATCCACACCGACGCCGACACCGCCCAGCCGAACCCCGTCTACCCGGAGCAGCAGGCGGCGCGCCCGCTCAGCTTCGACGCCGCACGCGAAGCCGTCCGCAAGGCGCGCGGCAACGACGCCTGCCCCGCCACCCCAATCACCTGGACCTGACCCCACCCGCCCCGTGGTCCTGCCCGCCGCCACACAGGCAGGACCACACCCCCGCACCAGGAGGCACACATGACCGACCTGCCCGACCCCGACGCCGCCGCGCTCCTCCTCGCCGCACTGCGCGGCGAAGCCCCGGCGATCATCTGCCCCACCCGCTGCGAGCCCTGCATGTACGGCCAGCACTACGACACGCCCGCACCCCACCCGTGGGCCGGACCCGAAGACGTCGAACACGCCGCCAACACCGGCCAGCCCGAACCCACCGGGAACTGCGGCTGCTACTGCGCGAAGGAGCAGCCGTGACCCAGCCGCCCCTCGACGACATCGACTGGACCGACCTCTGCCACCTCGGCGCCGAACACCTCGCCGCCGCCCTCCTGGAGCCGCGCGACCTCGACCTCCGCGGGCAAGGCCTCACCGCGGTCCAGCTCCACACGATCCAGGACGTGACACTCACCGGGAGATACCTATGACCGAAGCCCAGCCCAACCCCGTCCCCATGGTCGGCGTCGGCATGCCCGCCGCCCTCCACCTCGACGCCTTCGCCCGCGAGATCACCGACGCCTTCGACGCGGTCCCCTACCTCGTCGGCACCGCCGCGCAGGGCAAGCAGTGGCGCGACGTCGACGTCCGCCTCATCCTCGCGGACGAACAGTTCGACGCCTTGTTCCCCGCGCCGACCCGCGAAGGGCAGCCCGACGGACTCTGGGGCCTGTTGTGCGCGGCCCTGTCTGAACTCGCGCGCGTTCGCACGGGCCTGCCCGTCGACTTCCAGATCCAACGCATGAGCTACGCGAACGAGAGGTTCCCCACCCAGTTCCGGCTCGCGCTCGGACTCCACGACAGGAACGGCCAGTGACCGGCCCAGCCGCGCCCCGCACCCTCACCGCCCGGCAGCGCGAAACCCTCCTCCTCGCCGCCGCCGGCCACACCGGCCCACAGATCGCCCGACTCCTCGGCGTCCGCAGCAGCAGCACCGTCACCTACCACCTGACCAGGGTCTACCGGGCGCTCGACGCCAAGGACGGCATGCACGCCGTCGCCCTCGCCATCTACCACGGCCACATCACCCTCGCCGAACTCGCCCGCATCGCAAGCAAGGACGCCGCATGACCGACCAGCCCACCTCTACCGCACCCCTTGCCGCAGGCCTGCCCCTCGTCCGAGGCCGCTGCCCAGCCTGCCGCCGCGCCGCCCTCTTCCTCGGCTCCGGGGGTTACGTCACCTGCGCGACCAGAGACTGCCCCAACCCCTGCGCGGCCGACCAGATGCTGCACGGGGAGCTGCAGATCCCACGCCCCCGCGGCGCCACGCCCACCGTCCCGTGTCCTGCGTGCCGGCGCGCCGACCAAGCCGGACTCGCGGCATCCGAGCTCCACCACGACTGCGCCAAGGGGCAGCAGTGACCGGGCCGACAGCCGCCGCCGACGACTGCGAGCACCACTTCGAGACCCGCATCCTCGGCGGCCACCCGATCACCGTTTCGATCTGCAGCTTCTGCCGGACACCCGACTGGCCAGACCTCTACGAGCAAGCCGACGCCCTGTTCCGCTGGGGCCGCGAAGAAGGCCTCGCCGGGAAGCCGCCCCGCGAACGACTCAGCGCCTACGACATGCCCCGCGAAACCGAGCCGCCCACCCACGACGCCGGGCCGGACGTCGCCGAATGCGCCGCAGCCGACCGCGCCCATTGGGCCGACAAGTACGACCGCTAGCCCCGCCCGCACAGCCGCAAGGAGCCCCGCCGATGTTCCTCGACGACACCCCGCAGACCGAGCCGTGCGCCATCTGCGACAAGCCGTCCCGCACCCGCGTCCACCCCGGCTGCTTCGACCGCATCGCCGCCAACCTCCGCGCCCTGCCCACCCTGTACCGGAAGCTCGGCGACGTCCTCCAGCCCGGCCGGAGCGGCGACGGCGGACGCTCCGGCAGCCGCACCGCACCCCTGCCGTGCAACGTCGACACCCTCGACCTGATCTCCCGCGGCGGCATCGAAGGCGTCGTCGGCGGCTGGGCCCGCGACCTGTGCGAACGCGAGCAGTGGGACATCCCCGACTACACCAGCGTCCAAGCCATCGTCGACTGGGCCTGCGGCGTACTCCTCGCCAACCTGACCGTCATCTGCGACGAACACCCCGCCGTCCGCGAACTCGCCGACGAACTCCGGCAGATCACCGGGCAAGCCGAACGGTTGATCACGGGGGAGAAGCCGCCGCGGAAGATCGGCGTGCAGTGCGACTGCGGGCACGTTCTCCGCATCACCCTCGACACGGCCGGCGTCCGCTGCCCCGGCTGCTCCGCGCAGTACGGGCACAGCGAAGCACTCGGGCTGCCGCTCGCCGAACGGCGCGCCGCGGCATGACGAACGCCCCCGCCGGGAGATCCGGCGGGGGCGCTCTTTCGTGCTGTGGCTACAACGGACAGGCTGCGTCGACGGCCGCAAGCCCAAGGCTCAACTCGCGCCGAGCCTCTTCCGTGGTCCCGTCCAGCAGCAACTGGCCTGCCGCCTCCAAGTGCAGTCGAGCCACCCGGTACTCAGGCTCGTCACCGATAGCGTCCAACACCTCAGCGACCGCCTCATCGATCCGCACAGGCGTCACACCTCCGACAGCTCGTACATCCCCGGCAGCTGGCCCAGCGGTACGCCGACCATCCGCCCGAGCATCGCCCGCGCCACGCAATCCCGCTCCAGCCGCGGCCGACCCGGCGGCATCGACAGGACCAAGCTGCCGTCCTCGCGCTGGACCAGGGCGCCGATGAACCCCGGGTCGGTGATCGAGGACAGGTGCAGCTCGACGTGCAGCTCCAGCAGGAGCCGGGAAATGACGAAGACCCCGACTCGTGCAGGTCGGGGTCTTCGCTGTGCCATCAGGGGACCTGAATTACTCAGCCTGTCGCCTACGTCGGGCCTTTTCGCGGTTGCATTGCTTGCAGGCCCGATGACCTGCTCGGGTGAAGTAGACGTTATCTGACACCAGTGGATGGCCGTTGGCGCAATTCGGCTTGCCTGCGTTAGTCCAGCGGGAGCGCTTCTGATTCTCGCCCGGCGTGACGGCTTCAAGGTGGTCGGGATTCACGCACTTGCGGTGCTCGCAGGTAGGACCACCTGGGCAAGCGGCATCGCGGTTGTGGCAGGTGTGATCGATCTGGGCGTTGGTCGGGATGGGGCCGACGAACGCCTCGTAGCTCGCTCGATGCGCAACGACCATCTGGCCGTCTATAGCTAGGCGTCCGTAGCCGTTTGGATTCACATACCCCGCCCAATGCATGCACCCGTTTGGAGCGAGTTGCACCTTCGCGCGAATACGGTCCTGCACGGGAGTTGTGCGCTCAGCTTTGACATACGTTCCGCTCCGCTTTGCCTGCCTGAGCCACGTGACGTAGCAGCTATTGCACATTCCGCGGGAGAGATGCTTCTTCGGCGGCCGACCACACTCGGAGCAGAGCAATCGCTCGTTCTCGGGCATTCGGTTAAGCCCTGCTCATGTACTCGCTGCGGATCGCGACCAGGCGTGCGTGCGTCTCGCGCATCTGGTCCAGCCGCTCCGACAGGGTGCGGATGACCGTTGCGAGGCCGTCCGGGTCCAGGCCGTCGACGTAGTGGTCATCCACCAACTCGACCACCGCGAACGGGATCCGCTCGCCGAGCTTCGCCGACCACGGCTCCACCTTGATGATCGTGGAGAGAACGCGGAACTCCTCAAGCTCGCCGTTCTCGTTGACCGGGAGCGTGACGTCCTCCGGGTACGCCCAGCACCAGATGTCCTCGGGTGCGGTCGGCGTCGCCATGTCGGGTGCGTGGTTCATCGTGCAGCCCTGCATGCACGTGATGGCCTGCGGCTGGCCGGTGTACCGGTTGATGAAGGCCCACGTGCGGGGAGTGACCGACGCCGCAACGTCGGAGGGCTGGGCAGGCACTACAGTGGTCATGGAAATGCCTCTCTTGCAGGGAGTGGATTTCTTGATCAGCGAGGTACGAACTCGCTGGTTCGAATCGGCCGGGCGGGTACGAACCGCTCGGCCGTTCGCGTTCTATGCGGTCGGAATCTTCATGCCGGGCGCGTAGGTGTCTTCCCAATAGGCGAGCGGACCCTCCTCGTCGTGGAAGGTCACGTTCGTGACGAGCACAGCGATGGCGACGTGGGCCGGCGCATCGATCTGCAGCGCGTCGATCTCGTCTCGTGAGGCCTGGCGCGCGTGGGCTGTCCGCTGCCCCTTGGTAACCTCCCGGCCGGTGCGTTCGGTGTAGATGTCGCCGAAATAGCCATCCATCCGTTCTTCCTCGGCCAGCTCGGGTACCTCAGCCGTGGTTCGCGGCGGGTAGACCGAGACGCCAACGCTCGTCGGCTCCCCGTCCTGGCGGAACGTCCGGATGCGGATGACGACCTCCTCGCCCGGCTCGATCTCAAGGGCGCGGCACACGTCCGCGTCATAGACCGAGCGACGCATAACGCGGTGGCCCGTTGAGTCCTCGCCGGGCCCGTAGCGTCGACCAGTCCGGTTCAGCCGGTCGAGCCGGTCGACTCCGCTGATGACGATGCTGGGACGCGCCGCGACGGTCGTTCCCTTTCCGGGGCGGCTGACGATCAGGCCTTCGGACTTGAGGATGTCGTAGGCGCGGATGACCGTGGTCCGGTTGACGCCGAACTGGTCGGAGGCTTCCGAGTAGGACGGCATTGCGTCCCCGGGGTTGAGCTCTCCGTCGGTGATCTGCTGCCTGAAGTGGGTGGCGATTTCGGCGTATCCAAGCATCGCTCCTTCCTCTCCCTTCGCTGGATGTCTCTTGACCATAGGGACGACTCGCCTCTCGGTCAACTGGTTGACACCGGTGGACCACCGGTCTACCGTCAGTATCGCATCGCCGGAAGCCGGATGAAACGGCAACCCGGCTGTCTTTGTGCGACATACGACCAGAGGAAGGAGCACTAACCGTGGCCGCCACCGCAACCCCGACCCTGCCGCTCGCCCCCGCCATCGTCCGTGCCGTGACCGTGCACGAGACGGCCGCCGTCCACGCCGCCGAGCTCGCCGCGAAGGCGGCGACCGGCATCGACCTGCCGACGCTGGACGTTCGCTCGTGGGAGTTCGCCGAGGAGCTGATGGCCGGCGCTCTCGCCACCCTCGCCGCCGCCGGGATGCTGCACCTGATTGAGGTCGCGCCGTGAGCGCCGAGCTGGCCCGCCTCACTGCTGCGCAGGCGAAGGCCGACGAGGTTGTCCGTTCCGTGGCCGAGGTCCCTGAGGGTCTGGTGCTGCGGGTGTCGGTGACCGATCCGGAGTCCGGGCTGCGGCTCGCGACCGGCTTCGTCACCTACTCCGTCGACAGCACTCCGCTCCGGCTGGTGGCGTCATGACCGACGCCGAGTACGCGGAGCTCCTCCGCAAGCTGCGCGAGAAGAACAAGGCCAGCGAGTCCCGGCCGAAGTAGCCGGCCCCTGATCGGCCGCGGCGCGGTCCGACAATCCTCCCGTCCCGCGCCGCGGTCTCCCACCCCGCACCACCCCTCCATTCCGTCTGACCCACGTGAAAGGCACCCCCATGTCTCCGTTCGTTTTCGACGCTGATCTCCGCACCGTTTCCGCAACCGTCCGGGAGATCACTGCCGGAATGCGCGCCGCCCAGGTCGACGACTCGTGGGAGGAGATCCGCGGCGACGAGTCTGCCGACCTGCTGATCCGGGCGCTCGCTGCGGACAAGGCCGGCGACACGGCCGCCCTGGTCGCGATCTTCGACCGGGCGGAGGAGATCGACGAGGCGCAGCCGTTCGGGCCTCGCATTGTCGACCAGCTGCGGGCGCTCACCGCCTGGACCGAAGCCGCCTGACCGCTTCTCAGCCCCGGCATCCAGCCGCGAGGGCGCCGGATCGAAACCGGCCCGGGGCACGCACCACACCCGACCCCAACCCGAGAGGAACCCGCATGTTCAAGAAGGGCGACAAGGTCACCGTCATCAGCGGAGACAAGGCCGGCAAGACCGGCACCGTCGCGTCCGACGGCTCCAAGTCCGGCGGAGAGATTGCCGTCAAGGGCATCGACGGCAAGGTCACCGAGGCCGTCAAGGGCTACCGCGGCTACACGGCCGACCAGTTGCGGAAGGCGTGACGAGCATGCCGATCTTCGAGAGCGACGACAACGGCATGCGCGGCGCCACCGAACCCGACGACCACTGACCGGCTGCCCGATCCGCCCGTCTCGCACGGGCGGTGAGGAGAACTGGCCAGCCCCACCCCGTCGATACCCCATCTGACCTGTGAGGTCGTCATGCTCCGCTTCATCTTGATCGCCCTGTTGGGCCTGTACCTGATCGTCGTGGGCCTGTGGCCAGCGGCTGCAGCGCCCGTGTCCCTGATGGCTGCCGGCCTGGCCGTGGTCTTCGGTCTGATCCCCACGCCGGTCTGGCTGATCACCGCGGGGATCGCCTGGGCCCGGCACCAGCCCAGCCCCGTCCCTGCCGCCACGCCCGTCGACGCCTGACCGCGAGGACCGAATGAATCACACGATCCACGTCACCCCGTGGAAGTCCAACCGCCCGGCTCTGGCCGCGCACTTCGACTGGTCCTGCTCCTGCGGAAAGCGGGCGTCCCACCCGGCCGTCGACCGGAACGCTGCCGAGACGGACGCGATCCGGCACACCCCACCGCAGAGCACGATCACCCGCCACCAGAACTGACCGCCCGCCGCCCTGATGAAAGGAATCGATCACCGTGAGCAGCTGGTCCGCAGAGCGTCGCGCCGACAAGGCCGCTGACGCCGCCGAGCGCCGCCGCGACGACGAGCACCGGTCCCAGCTGCGCCGCGACGAACGCCGCAAGGACCGTGAAGAGGCCCGTGAGATCAAGGCGCAGGAGCGCCGAGACCGAACGGCCCGCCGTCAGGCCCGCGCCGCCCGCCGGGAGAAGACCCTCACTCCCGGCAATGTGTACCGCAAGGGAACGCTTGGCCTGGTCTCCCTGTCCGCGCTGGCTTCGTTGCCTGCCCAGATCATCCACTTCGTCACGATCCACTGGATGCTGTTCCCGATCGGGCCCGCCCTCGAAGGCGGCGCCTGGGTGATGGCCGCCGGCGTCGCCTACGCGGACGAGAAGAAGCTGCCCGCCTGGGTGCGCTGGCTCCTCCGCGGCCTCTCGATGGGGGCTGCCGGGTACGCCGCGCACATCAATCTCGGCTACGGGCGCAGCCTCGAAGGTCACGGCCTGAGCGCAGCCGACGCTGCCGCGGTTGGCTGGGGGCTCGCCGCGGTGACGATGCTCGGCCCGCTGTTCTTCGAAGTCCGCCAGTGGGTTCTCACCCTGTCCGCAGACCGGGTCGACCCAAAGAAGCGGGCCGAGGAGAAGGCGCGCGCCAAGCACGAGGCGAAACGTCGCAAGCACCACAAGGACGTAGTCGAGCTGGCGAAGACGCTGGTGTCCGCAGCTCCGTTCGGCACCCTCAAGTTCGAGGAAGCGTTCGCCTCCGCCTGGGAGATCAAGCACGGCACCCGGACGCCCGGTATGACGCCCGCCCTGTTCGCCGAGAAGCTCGCCTCCAGTAAGGCCCTCGGTGACGCCATGGACGAAGCGAACGGCTCCCCGGTGAGCAACCGGGGGCGCCTCCTGGAACTGCTCCACCCCGCCCCGCAGAAGCTGCTCTCGCAGCCTGGATCTTCGCAGGTCGCGTCCGATCTACCCCCCGCCTCGGGAGGGACTCAGAAGACGGCAGAGAAGCGCGGCCGGAAGGCCCCTCCGCCGCACCGTCGCACCAAGAACGACTCGGTGCCGTTCCACCCCATCGCGAAGACCGAAGCCGCCCTTGAGCGCGGTGGCACCCCCCGACGCATCCCCGCCGTCAACGGCCACAACCACTGAGGAGCATCATGGCCACCCCGCTGACCGACGAGCGCGCCCTGCTGACCCTCGTCCGAGACCTCCCCGACACCTCGTTCCTCAAGGACGTGACCGCCGACGAGAAGCCGGCCAAGCCGTCGCGGACGCTCGCCGAGCACACGAACCGCATCGCCCGGATCGCTCTGCTGCCGCACACCGCCCGTGGCTACCGGCAGCTGGGCCGGCGCTGGGTCGAACGGTTCCGCGACGACTACCCGCAGATGATCGCCTCCACGAACCAGGCCATCCGCGAAGCCGCCGGAGACGTCACCCAGGAATCCCGGTTGAAGGACCGGCGCACCGAGCTGCGCGCCGAGTACCGGCGGCACCGGCTCACCTTCACCGGCAAGAGCGCCGGAGTCGCCGGGGCGATCGCCGGGGGAGTGACCTTCGGGTTCGCGACCGGCAGCCTGTGGCTCGACCTGGTCGCCGGCATCGGCGCGATGGGCCTCGGCGCGTTCCATGGCCGCGACCGCAGCCAGCCCACAGCGGACGCCGTCCTCGGTCTGCCCGCCGATGACACCGTCCTCGGCCACGGCTCGGTCACCCTCGACGACCTACCGCAGGGCGGGAAGCCGTTCCCGATCCGTCGGGCCGAGAACCCGCAGCAGGCGTCCGTGTGCGTGCTCCTGGCGATGGTCGCCGAGAACGTGCCCGTCGTCGAAGTCTGGGATATGCAGCGGCAGCCGTGGGGCTGGCAGTGCAAGGTCCGCGTCGACGAGGGAACCCCAGAGGCGATCATCGCCAAGGCGGGCGGCCTGGAGACCAAGTTCGACCTGCCCACCAATGGCGTCCGCCCGCAGCCCTTGGTCGAACGCCGGGCCTGCGCCATCCTCCGCCTCGTCGAGGGCGACCCGTTCGCCACCGCACCGGGTATGCCCTACCGGGCACCGCTCTCCATGTCGATCTCCGACCGGTTCCGGATCGGGACCTCGGTCGGCGGCGACCCGCTGGAGCTGTCCCTGGCCGGCGTGATGGGCCTGTGGGTCGCGGCCTCCGGCGGCGGCAAGACCGGAATCCTCCAGGCCCTCGCCGAGGGCACCACCGCGTGCTACGACAACATCACCATCGACCTCGACCCCCACGGCGATGGACTCGAAGATCTCGCCGACTGCGTTCGGGTTACTGCCCGCAGCCACGAGCAGATCGAGGCCGTCCTGCTGTTCTTCCTGGTCATGTCGAAGGCGCGGGCTCGGCTCCGCAAGAAGCTCGGCATGGGCAAGAAGTGGATCGCCAGCCCCGAACACCCTGCCTTCACGCTCTTCTTCGACGAGTTCCCCAAGGGCAGCGAGCTGGCGAAGAGGCTCGCCTTCGATCTGCTGCTCGTCGGCCGGAAGGAGCTGATCGAGCTGGAGATTGCCTCGCAGGGCGGCACCAAGCTGTACCTCGGGGAGAACATCGCCCAGATGATGGCCATGAAGGGCGTCGGTCCCTGCAAGGTCGGCGACACCCGTGCCGTGTTCGGCGACGACTCCGTCAGGGAGGGCTGGCTGCCGCACAAGCTGTCCCCGGCCACCGACACCGACCCGAAGGACGCTGGCCACATCTTCATCCAGGGCGTTCCCGGGAGGCCGGACGAGCCGATCGAGTACGCCATCCATCAGGCACCGTCGGAGACGCTCCGAAAGCTAGCCGCGGAGCGATTGGCTGCCGGACTGCTGGAGCCTGACCAGGTCAGCCTCGACGCGATGCCCAAGGTTGACCTGCCCGAGTACGTCGAGGCGGTCTACGACAACGACGGCAACCTGAAGAAGCCGGCCCTGGTTGAACTCCTCACCTGGGAGCAGTTGCTGAAGCTGTGTGACGCAGCCCCGGCCCCTGGAGCGGAGCTTCCGGAAGGCCCTGCGCGGGCCCTCGTCGAGGACGCGGTCACCGTGATGGAGAAGGCGCGCGTCGACCGGATGAAGACCGAGACGCTCCTCCTGGCGATCCGTGACTACGACGCGGACACCTACGGGGGCTGGACCGTCGACGAGTTGAAGGCGGTCATCAAGCCGCTCGCCGGTGCGCCGGAGACGCTCGGCCGGATCGGCGACGAGCAGAACCCGCGCGGCTTCAAGCTCGCCCGACTCGCCGCACTGCTGTGACCGGTACGCGAAGTATGCACCCCTGATCAGGGCCTGCTCAGACTGTAAACCCGCAGGTCACAGCCGCTCAAGCCGCTGCTCACGACTTGCTCACCGACTGCTCTGAGCAGCCCCTGATCAGGCACCAGAGCAGCCCTGACCTGCACGTTCACCAGCTGAGCAGTCCGGATCAGCAAGAACAAACCATCACAAACAGGAATGGAGATCACTCATGGCTGGACGCACCTGGGAGCCCACGAAGAGGGGCGCCAGAGACCTCAACCGCTGGCTCAGCAAGGGCAAGACCGTCTATACCCTCCGCAACACCGCCCAGAACCTCGCCCCCTACGAGGACGCCCAGCTCTACGCCGCCCACACCTTCGACCGGCGCTCCCCGGTTACCGGCGAGTGGATGACGAGCCACCTGTCCGCGTCCGGGCTCCTCGCCCAGGAAGGCACCGTCTACGAGCAGCCCCCGGCCGGAGTCCGCAACATCGCCACCCCCGGACGGCAGGTCGCAGCCCCCACCTCGGAAGGCGTCCTCGCCCGCCTGCGCCGCGGCGACCGCGCCAAGGCCGGCAGCCGCCGATAGATCAGCGCAAACCGCCCAGCAGCCCCTCGAATCAAGGAGATCCGAATGCGCGACAAGCAGCTCTTCGAGACCGCCGTCAGCGACGGCGTCAAAGTCCTGGAGCTCATCCAGCAGGACGTCTTCACCGGCTCGGCGTTCACCACCGCCGACGACAGCAGCGAGAAGGCGAAGGCCGACGGCTGGACCTTCAAGGAGATCGAGGCCGAAGCCGAACGACGCTTCGCCAGTAAGTAGCTCAGCCGGGGCGCCCCTCCCAGCCTGGCAGCAGTCAGGGGCGCCCCTTCCACCCACCGCGCGCGAACGCGCAGACAGGTAGCAGGAGATGACCACGCCCACGCTCACCCACGCAAGCCCGCGCACCGAAGCCCCCGTCCTCGACTTCGAGGCCCTCCTGGCGCTCCGACTCGCTGAGATGGACGAGCGCTGCAGCCTCGCGGTCCTCGCTGTCGACGTGAACAGCGCCCACATCGCCACTCCCGAACCGCTCATCGTCACCGCCCCGCTGCCGCTCACCCCGGCCGCGGCGCCCTGCCCGTACCCGACCCCGATCGCCGCCACCCTCCACCGGGCCCGCCTCCGCCTCGACACGGCCGGCTGGTGTGCTGGGCAGCTGCGCGACGAGCAGGGCGCCCGCTGCCTCATCGGATCCATCCGCGCCGAGGCGCCGAGCCGTGGTGCTGCCGACGACGCGTGCGTGCTGCTGCTGGAGGCCATCCGGCGGGACTTCCCCACCGCCGAGACCGTGCCGTTGTGGAACGACGCGCAGCGCAACCCGCGGCTGCCCGGCCGCTACCTCGACCGGGCTGCTGAACTCGCCCACGCCCGCGGGCTGTAGGCGCCGATCACGAACCGGTGAACCTTGATCAGACTCGTCCGTAACCTGCGCTTCCGCCGCTAGCATCCCGACTCCGTACCGTCCTTGGGGGGACCATGACCAACGAACTTCCGCACGAGCCTGACACTGCCGCACCCCCGGCCGAACCGGTCGCCGTTACCGAAGCGACAGTCGTACCGGAGATGCCCACGCAGCCGCCCACGGCACCCTCGGCGTCGAAGAAGAGACTCGGCTCACTTGCCGCAGGACTCCTCGGTCTCGCCGCCGGCGCGGCACTCGTAGGCGGAGCCTGGGCGATCACCGCCAACATCGGACCCGGCAAACCGGACACCTTCACCCTCGAAGGATCATTCAGCCTTACAGACGGGTCCTCCGTCGTCAGTGATGGGGACGCTGGCTGCCGAGGCTCCGGCGGCTACGACGACATTCAGGAAGGCACTTCTGTCACCGTGTACGACGCGTCAGGATCGGTCGTCGCCACCGGCGCCCTGGGCGACTCGAAGGGCGCCCCGTACAGCCTCTGCACCTTCAAAGTCGCCGTGGATGACGTCCCCAAGGGGGAGAAGTACTACAAGGTCGAGGTGTCCCACCGAGGCACCGTGCAGATGACCGCGGAAGAGGCCGAAGCCGGGGAACTCGCTGCCACGCTCGGCTGACCAGAAGAGTCGGGCTCTGGCCTGAACCGGCTCTTGCTTGACCGGGCCGATCACCGTATGTCACAGTGCCCACAGGGCAGTACACGTGTGCCCGCAAGCCTCTAAGCCCCCAGCATCTGCCGGGGGCTTTCTGCATGTCCGGGGGTGCCATGCGACCGGCCGAGCTGTATCCCGAAGACCTCGTCTACGAACACGAAGCCGTCGCAGCCACCGGAGTACCCGGCCCCACCATCCGGCAATGGGCCCGACGCGGCAAGATCCGACGCTACGAAGGCGACGGCCAATACTCCGGGCAAGGCCACGAGTACAAGACCATGTACGCCCTGCCCGAGATCCAAGCCCGCGCCGCCACCTACCGGCCCATGCCGCAACGCCGGCCCAACGCCGCCTGAACTCGGGGCCTGCCGCTCATCAGGCCCCGTCGTCCCGCCGTCCGGCCGCCCCTGGACAGACGGCGGGACACCCCAACTCCAGCCTCAGGGAGGCATCCATGCCTGACGTGTACGTGCTGCGGCTGGAGGCCTCCGGTGAGGTCACCCGGGCCCAGCCTGAAGCAGATGCCACCGAGCCCGAGTCCGAGACTGAGGAGGTCGAGCAGTGACCGCAGGACTCGCCCCCAGCCTCGTTTCCGGCTGGCTGAACACGTTGAGGACCACCGGCAACGGCGGCGCAGCATACTCGGCCGTCGCTGGCACGTTCGTGCAGCTCCACACCGGTGACCCTGGCGCGGCTGGCACCTCCAACGTGAGCGCCGGTTCCAGCACGCGGAACACCTTCATCTTCAACAGCTCGTCTTCGGGCTCGGCGCTGTCGCTGGGCACCGCGCCGTCGGCATGGACCAGTGGCGGCAGTAGCGAAACGCTGACTCACATCTCCGTGTGGACGGCCAGCACTTCCGGAACGTTTCTGTTCTCCGTGGCGCTGACGGCGTCGAAGGCGTGGGCTTCGGGTGACACCTTCACATTGACGTCTTTGGGGGCAAGTCTGTCTCCGCAATCCGCATAGCTGCACAAGCTGCCTAATCTACAATGGGGTTATGGGCGGATCGCAGTTCAAATTCACTGAGGAGCAGGAAGCGGACGTGGTCCGCCGGTATCGATCCGGCGAGAGCGCGGAGTCCATCGGGAAGGTGTACGGCTGCAGTAACGGGCCGATCATCAAGATCCTGAAGCGACGCGAGGCGTACAGCCCCAAGCCTTGGAGTGGTGGCCCGCGACGCCACTTCACTAACTCGCAGATTGCAGACATGGTCAGCCGATACGAAGCGGGCGAAGACGCCAACGCGATCAGCAGAAGTTACGAATGCAGCAGGGACGTTGTGCATCGCGTTCTGCGAGAACGTGGCGTTTATCGAGGCAGGCAACGCCTGAGGGCTTTGACGGCTGCGCAGGAGAAGGAAGCGGCCAAGCGATACGGGAACGGGGAGTCGGCTCTCGCGATCGCTTTGTCCTTCGGCTTGCGGACGGGTAGCGCTGTCGAGCGCGTTCTCAAGGCTCACGGCAGCTATCAGCCGCGTGAGTTCGATGGTTTCACGGCCAAAGAAGAAGCCGACATGGTGGCACGCTACCTGGCTCGTGAGTCCGCGGAGAGTATCCGCCGGAGCTACGGTTGCAGTCGGCAGCCGGTTGTCACCGTACTCACGCGGCATGGCGTCTACCAATCGAAGCGTTTTCAGGGATTCACCCCCAAGGAACGCGACGAGATCGTCGCCCGCTACCAGGCTGGCGCCAAGCCGGCCCAGATTGCACGGGACTTCCGCTGCAGCCAGGAAACGATTGATCGTATGCTGCAGCGGCTCGGCGTCTGGGTCTCGCCTAGAGGGCTGGAGCGAGTTGGCGCTCGGTACACCATGCATCAGAAGCGAGAGATGGCGTCCCGTTACGAGTCCGGCGACAGCATCTACAAGATAGGCAAGGCGTTCGAGGCCCATCCGCAATTGATCTGGTCGATCCTCAACGCGGCGGGTGTTCAGTTCCGCGACAAGGCTTGGCGTGGCGGCCGAGTGGCGGCGTCGGGTGGCTACATCGCGGTCACCGCAGATGCAGATGACCCCATTGCGTCAGCCATGGCCACCGTCACCGGCTATGTCCTTGAGCATCGACTGGTCATGGCCCGGTCGCTCAGGCGCCCATTGACCGATCGAGAGACGGTCCATCACATCAACGGCGACAAGCGGGATAACCGCCTGGAGAACCTGCAGCTTCGTAGCGGCAATCACGGCAAGGGCGTTCGGCTTGCGTGCTTGGACTGCGGATCGCACAACGTGGCCGCCGCTCCCCTGGTTCCGTAGGCGTGGACCTCGACCTGCAGGCGGCCTAACGTCCTGACAGGGAGGCCGCCGCGTGACCACCTTCACCGACGACTTCAACCGTGCCGACAGCTCGAGCCTCGGGGCCGGATGGGTCGAGGTGAGCGGCGACTGGTCGATCGTTTCCAACCGGCTGTCATCGGGCAACGCTGGCGGGACGGTCATCCTGCGCGCGGCTGGCGCGATGGCGTCGAACGATCACAGCGTCCAGGTCACGATCGCGGCCACCGCAGCCGTCAGCCACGGCATCTGGGCCAGGGGCAACTCGAACATCACCTCTGGCTATTTGTTCAGGAACGATGGATCGTCCTGGAACGTCTTCTCGGTCGTCGGCGGCTCGTTCACCTCGATCGGCAGCTACGCTGCGGCAGCAGTCGCAGGAGACGTAGCGAAGCTCGAGGTCATCGGCTCGGCGATCAAGGGCTACGTCAACGGCACCCTCCGCGTCTCCGTCACTGACACCGCCGTCACCACCGGAACCAGCGTCGGACTCAGGGCCGAGTCCACCTCCTCCCTGAGGTTCGACGACTTCACCGCAGCAGATGCCTCCAGCGGCACCACCGGCGACGCAGCGTTCTCCGGCACCGCCACCCTGTCGGCAGCCGGCCTACGGGCCACGGCGGGTGACGCCAGCCTCGCCGCGACCGCGACCCTGTCGACGTCCGGTGTCCGCGCCACAGCAAGCAGTTCAGCGATAGCGTCTACAGCCAGCCTGACCGCGGACGGCATCCGGGCCACGTCCGGGACAGCAAGCCTCGCCGCGACAGCGACGCTCAGCGCATCGGGGCAGAGAGCAGCCGCCGGCGATACAGCGCTCACGGCCGCTGCGACCCTGTCGGCAGCCGGTCAGCGAGGCGTCACCGCTGATGCGGGCCTCGCAGCCACCGCTACCCTCACGGCGCAAGGGCAGGTCGCTCACAGCGGCGCCGCAGCCCTGACCGCCGTAGTCACGCTGACGGCTGACGGGACGACGGGAACGCCGCCCGCAGCTGCCACGCTGAACGCGGTGGCGATCCTCGCAGCCGCGGGGACCACAGCCTCCGCCCGGGGCGCGGCACTCGTGGCCACAGCAACGCTCACGGCCAGCGGGACAACGACCTCCAGTCACGACGACGTCGACGTCACCGTCGGCGCCCCGTCCACCCCGTGGTTGGCAGGCCAGCCCTACGCGCCCGCCTGGACGGTCCAGTCACCCCAGGCCACCGACTGGGAGGTGGGCGCACCGTGCTGATCCCCGCCTCCTCGACCGAGTTCGTCCACGTTCCCGTGATCGTGCCGGTCGGGGTCGACGTCACCGGCACGCCGCCCAGGCTCGCGATCCTGCCCGTCCACAACCGCAGCAACCCGGAGACGGGCGACTGGAAGACCGGCGAGTGGGCGGACGGCACCGAGGCGCGGCTCCTCGTCGGACCCGACGGCGGGGCGCTCACGCTCACACCCGGCGACTACCGGGTGTACGTCAGCTTCGACCCGCCCGGGTCAGAGCTGGTCGTCCGTCTTGCTGGGTACCTCGGCGTCAGCTAGCCCACGGCTACGGCGCTTCGCTGCCGCTGGCACCAGGACGCCCAGGATCAGAGCGGCCCCGAGGATCACGCCCGGCCACCACACGATCAGCCGGCACCCGATCATCAACACCACGCCGACCACGACGATCCCGAGCGGGACGTCCAGCTTCTGCTTCATGCCCACCACCCCCAAGGCGGGACAGGGTACGGAGAGGACGGCTTCGTGACTAGCTCTGGTGACGACGTCACCCTCAGCGCTGGCCACGAGCCAGGACAGCAGGAGGACTGATGCCCAGGCGCGGGGGATACCGGGTGTGCACCCAGCCCGGCTGCCCGGAGTACACGACCGGCGGCCGATGCGACGAGCACCGACGCGAGGCCGAGCAGAGACGCGGCACAGCGCGGCAGCGAGGCTACGGCAAGGAGCACCGCACCCGGTTCCGGCCGGCCGTCCTCGCCCGCGATCCACGCTGCATCTGCACCGACACCGACCACGGACACGGCGACCCGTGCGGTCAGCCATCCGTGCACGCAGACCACTGGCCGCTCAGCCGGCGTGACCTCGTCGACCAGGGCCTCGACCCAGACGACCCGAAGCACGGCCGCGGCCTGTGCACGTCATGCCACAGCCGATCGACGGCACGCGAGCAGCCAGGAGGTTGGAACCGATGACCACGAAGGCCAAGGGCAAGGGCGACGAGGGCGAGACGGCAGCGGCGCCGACCGAGGTCGAGGAGGCACCGCGATGCGGAGCCCCGCACTTCCTGCCGGCTCTGGCCGGCCAGGTCGCCTGCTCCGAGCCGGCCCAGGACCCGGACCGGCCGCCCGGCAGCCCGGACCACCAGCACCGCCACCAGGACGGCGAGTTGATCTACGTCTGGTAGCCCGGCCCGGCCCGCCGGCGCTCCACCAGGGGCGATGAAGATCGTCACCGAGCGTGACGGTTGACATGATCACCCCCGGGGAGGGGCCCGTGATCATGATCTGACAGGGACCGCCGGGGAGGTGGCTCCCTATCTGTACGGGTTCCCCCGGCTCCGTGATCTTGGAATCCGCCACTCTGAGCAACCAGTGCGCCGGCCGCAACGGTGGGCGTCGACGTGCCGCAACGGCACCTGGAGAGTGATCGATATGCCTGGACCTCCGCCCAAGCCGGCCGGGGAGCGACGTAGGCGCAACGCCACCGTCGCGATGACCCAACTGCCGGCCGAAGGACGCAAAGGACCAGCCCCCGAATGGCCGCTACCCGGCCTGCCGACTGATGACGAGGGCCTGTTCGCCATCCTGGAGGCACGGGAAGCCGACCTCTGGGACGAGCTGTGGGCCACGCCCCAGGCTGTGGCCTGGGAGCGGCTCCGCTGGCTGCGGACCGTGGCCCGCTACGTGCGCTTCGAGGTCCGAGCCGAGACCGGAGACCTGAAGGCCGGCGCCGAAGCCCGGCTCCTGGAGGACCGGCTGGGCCTGTCCCCCCAGGCGATGCTCCGGCTGCGCTGGGAGGTCTCGGCCGACGAGGTGGCCGAGCAGCGTGACGAGCGCACCTCGCGGACGGCGAAGAAGACGGCCCGTCAGCGGCTGAGGGTGGTCGACTCGGATGCCGTGGCGGGGTCCTGAGCATCCTGGCGAGTTCCCCACGCTGGGCTGGCTGGTCGGGGAGTGGATCGAGGCCCACTGCGTCGTCCCTGACGGCGACGACATCGGCACCCCGTACCTGCTGACGGATGAGATGTGGACGTTCCTCGCCTGGCACTACCGGCTCCGGTCGGATGCCACGGAGGACGGCTGGCGGTCGGCCTGGCACTACCGCCGCAGCCAGCTGGTTCGCCCGCAGAAGTGGGGCAAGGGTCCTCTGACGTGCGCGATGGTGTGCGCGGAGGCTGTCGGCCCGGTCCGTTTTGCGGGCTGGGATGCGGATGGGGAACCGGTGGGCCGGGCGTGGGAGACGCCGTGGATCCAGATCGCTGCCACGTCTGAGGACCAGACGGACAACGTGTACCGCGCCTTGGTGCCGATGATCGACGAGAGTGACGAGCTGTCGCGGCTCATCCCGGATACGGGCGAGACCCGCATCAACGTGCCGGGCGGCGGCCGTATCGAGCCGGTCACCAGCTCGGGCCGAGCTCGGCTTGGCCAGCGCATCACGTTTGCGGTGCAGGACGAGACGCACTCCTGGCTGGAGGCGAACGGCGGGTGGAAGCTCGCCGAGACCCAGCGCCGCAACCTGTCCGGCACGGGCGGTCGCGCCGTGGAGACGACGAACGCGTGGGACCCGTCCGAACAGAGCGTGGCCCAGCGGACCGCGGAGGCGTCCGTGAAGGACGTCTACCGCGATCACCGGGTTCCGGCTCCGGCGTCTCTGGCGAACAAGCGGGAGCGGCACAAGGCTCTACGCGTCGCCTACGGAGATTCCTCCGTTCTTGTGGGCGGCTGGGTTGACCTGGACCGCATCGACGGAGAGCTCGTCGAGATCGCGGAGAAGGACCCGGCGCAGGCCGAACGCTTCTACCTGAACCGCATCGTGGCCGGTACGGGCGCCTTCATCGACGGCGACCGCTGGGATCTGCGCAGCCAGCCGCGGGAGGTGGAGCGCGGGACCGCGGTGACACTCGGCTTCGACGGCTCGGACATCGACGACTGGACCGGGATCCGTCTGGAGACGCTGGACGGCTACCAGTTCACGCCGCTGTACGGGCCGGACCGGCGGCCGACGGTGTGGAACCCGGCGGAGTGGGGCGGCCAAGTGCCACGCCTGGAGGTCATGGCCGCGTTCGATGAGATCTTCACCGCGTTCTCGGTGGTGCGCGCCTATCTGGACCCGCCGTACTGGGAGTCGGAGTGCGACACGCTCGCCGAGAAGTACGGGGAGAAGATCGTCACCCGCTGGTACACAAACCGGATCGCACAGATGCACGGCGCCGCCGAGCGTCTGGCGACGGACGTGACCAAGCAGGACAGCTCGTTCCGGCATGACGGTTGCCAGTGGGCCGGCCAGCACATCCGCAACATGCGCAAAGGTGCCAGGCCTGCGGGCCGGTACGTGCTGAAGAAGGCCTCCGAAAGCCAGAAGATCGACATCGGGATGTGCTCGATCCTCGCCCATGAGGCGGCCGGCGACGCAATCGCCGCGGGCATGGCTCGTCCGAAGAAGAAGTCGAAGATGCTGATTCTGCAATGAGGGGCGGTGGCTGGTGGACCGTTCTGACGCGCAATGGCTGAAGCATCTGATCCGGTGCCACGACAAGGAACTGCCCGAGCTGCGGAAGCTGAACAGCTACTACGAGGGCAAGCAGCCGCTGTCGTACATGGCGCCCGAGCTGGAGCGGGAGCTGCAGGAGACGGTCCGCCAGGTCGTTGTCAACTGGCCGCGCCTGGTGGTCGACAGCGTCGAGGAGCGACTCGACGTCGAGGGCTTCCGATTCCCGGGCGAGCCGGGTGCGGACGCCGAGCTGTGGCGGATCTGGCAGGCCAACGACATGGACGAGCAGTCCCAGCAGGGGCATCTCGACTCCCTCGTCATGGGGCGCGCCTACGTCGTTGTCGGCACGCGCGCGAATGATCTGACGACGCCGCTCGTCACTGTCGAGTCGCCGATCGACATGTACGCGGATTTCGATCCGCAGACGCGTGAGGTGCGGGCCGCGGTGAAGCGGTGGTGCGAGGAGACCGACGACGGGAAGGTCGACCACGCCACCCTGTATCTGCCGGAGGCGACGTCCTGGTGGGTGAAGGATCGCGGCGAGTGGGCCGAGGATGCCGAGTACGAGCGGGATGAGCACGGGATCGGCGAGGTCATGGTCGAGGTGCTCGCCAACCGGCCGCGGCTGAAGACGCCCAATGGCGTCAGCGACCTCGCCGACGTGATCCCCATTTCGGATGCCGCCTGCAAGATCGCCACCGACATGATGGTGTCCGCGGAGTACCACGCCACACCGCGCCGGGTCGCATTCGGGTTCGGCGAGGAGGACTTCGTCGACGCCAACGGCCGCAAGGTCAGCGCATTCAGCCGGATCATCGGCCGGATGTGGGCGACGGAGAAGAACCGTAAGGACGATGGAGCGGACGTCGTCCAGTTCAGCGAAGCGTCGCTCTCCAACTTCCACGAGACGATCAAACTGCTGGCGTCGCTCGTCGCCTCCCTGTCCGGGCTCCCGCCGCACTTCCTCGGGCACTCCACCGACAACCCGGCCTCCGCAGACGGTATCCGTAGCGCGGAGACCCGGCTGGTCAAGCGGGCCGAGCGCAAGCAGCGCCGGGCCGGCGGAACTTGGGAACGCGTCAACCGCAAGGTGATGCGCATCCGGGACGGCGCCTGGAACGACGATGCCCGTTCGCTGGAGACGATCTGGCGGGACGCATCCACGCCGACTGTCGCCCAGAAGGCGGACGCCGCGGTCAAGTTGTTCACCGCGCACATCGTGCCGCTGCGGCAGACCCGCGAGGACATGGGTTACACGCAGGCGCAGATCGAGCGCATGGAGGAGCAGGACGAGCAGGCCGCGCAGGATGCGATGCAGCGCATCATGAGCGGCGACCTCGCCGCCCTGGAAGCTGGCCCGAAGCCGGCCCAGGAGCCAGCTCTACCTGAACCGCTGCCCGAGCCGGTGACCTGACGTGCGGCTCGTGCGTTCGGTGCGCGACATCGCCCTCGCCTTCCAAGCGGCGCAGGCCCGCAGGGTACGACTCACTGCGAACGAGGTTCAGCGACTGTGGGCCCAACTGGACCAGCGGGACTTGTCGGGGTCGTGGGAAGCCTCGGTGGGGCCGCGGATCGTCCGCGCCATCACGGCCGGCCAACTGTCAACGGCAGCCGTGGCGGACGACTACGTGGATGAAGTGGTGGATGCCGAAGGCGCGGATCCGGGTCGGGCGGGCCGGGTTCGGCCCGAGGCGTTTGCCGGGCTGGCGGCGGATGGGCGGTCGCTGGACTCGCTGATGCTGCTGTCGGTCATCACGAGCAAACAGGGCATCGCTGGCGGGCTGTCGGCGGACGATGCGCTGATGAGGGGTCTGAATCAGGCGCTGAGGCTGTCGACGTCGGAGGTGGCCCAGGCGGGCCGCAATGCGGTCGGGACCAGCATGACCGGGAAGCGGACAATCCAAGGCTACGTGCGGGTCGTGCAGCCGCCCGCGTGCGCGCGCTGCGTGATTCTCGCGGGCAAGGAGTACGGCTGGAACCGCGGCTTTCAGCGGCATCCTCGCTGCGACTGCGTCCACTTGCCCACCACGCTGATCGCCCGCAACCAGCACCGTGACCAGATCGGGGCGGACAGATTCTCTCCGACGACCAGGCCGGGCAGCGGGCCGCCCGGATTCCTTGACCCGCGCGCCTACTTCAACGGACTGTCCCGCGCCGAGCAGGACCGCATCTTCACCGCCGCGGGAGCACGGGCGATCCGTGAGGGCGGAGACATGGGGCAGATCGTCAATGCCCGCCGCGGCATGTACACCACGACCGCCTACGGGCGGACGCTGCGCGCAACTCGCGAGGGTGCGACGACGCGCGGCTTCTTCTACCGGCAGGAGCGGTCCCGGGACATAGCCCGGGGCCGAGTGCGCGCCGATATCGGGCGCCAGTACCGCCTGACCACGCCTCGTCTACTGCCGGAGCAGATTTTCGAGCTCGCCGAGTCCCGCGATGAGGCCATCGAGATGCTCCGGCGTTTCGGCTACCTGGCGTAGCCCCCGAGACGGCCCTGTGCGCGGGCGTCAAGACGACGAGTCGGCGTGATCCGGCAGCGCACACCGGCCCGGAGGAAGGCGCCTCTCCGGGCCCCTAGACCTGACTACGCGCAAGGCGTAGTCACTGATCCCGCAACGGGAGCGCATCACCATGAGCACGACTCGTACCCGCTGGCTGCCCGCTGCTCAGGGCGCGGACTGGTTCCAGCTCACCCGGCACGACGACCCCGAACCGGCCGACCCGGAGCCCGCTCCGGAGCCGGACGGCGATCCCGATCCCGAGCCGGACCCGGAACCCGAGGGCGCCGACAAGCTTGGCGACGCCGGCAAGAAGGCCCTGGACAAGATGAAGGCGGACCGAGCCGAGGCCAAGCGCCTGGCTGCCGCCGAGAAGCGGCGAGCCGACGACCTTGCCCGCAAGGTCGCCGAGTTCGAGGACCGCGACAAGTCGGAGCTGGAGAAGGCCACCACAAAGGCCGAACGCCTCGAAGCTGCCGCCGCGAAGGCGACAGCCCGCGCGGTGAAGGCCGAAGTGAAGGCCGCCGCAGCCGAGTTCGCCGACCCGGAGGACGCTGCAGCGTTCCTCGACCTGTCCACCTACACCAGCGACGACGGCGAGATCGACACCGAGGCGATCTCGGCCGACCTCGAAGCCCTGCTGGAGCGCAAGCCGCACCTTCGCAAGGCGGCAGCCAGCGAGCCGAAGAGGCCCGCACCAAAGCCCGACCCCGGCCAGGGCGCCCGCCCGGCCGAGCCGCCGACCGACTTCCGCACCTCTGACCGCGCCTCGCTGGACGCCAAACTCGCCGAGCTGGCGCCCGGGTTCCGTCTCCGCTCGTGATCCGCATCCGTGCCCGCCTGGGCGACGGGCACACCTCGATCGAGGTGGACGGACACGAGGGGCATGCCGTGGACGGCCGCGTATGCGCGGCAATCACGGCGATCACTCAAACCGCCCTGCTGGGCCTGGAGCAGTACGCCCTGCAGTACCCGGACCTCGTGTCCGTCGAGATCACACAGGAGAAGACATGACCACACTGACGGCTGCCAAGCCGTGGTTCCGGCTCGACCGTCACGACGTGCGGTCGACCGTCCCCACCGCGATCCGCGCCATGATGCAGAACGGCATCCTCGACCGCGTCTTCCAGGAGGCGCTGAAGCCAAACTTCATCTTCCCGGCGATCGCGGACGCGATGCCGTGGCAGGGCGGGCTCGGCGACACCAAGACCTTCACGCGCAAGGGCCTGCTGGCACCGGCGACCACCGCGATCACCGGATCGGACACGTCGGCCGCGACGTACTCGATCGAGCAGTGGTCCGTGACGATGGACCAGTACGGCCAGGCCGTCGACACGAACATGCTGACGTCCAGCATGGCGCTCGCGTCGAAGTTCCTCGCCGACGTCGAGACCCTCGGCATCAACGCCGGCCAGTCCATCAACCAGATCGCCCGGAACAAGCTGTACGGCGCCTACGCGGGCGGCCGGACCTGGTGCACCACCGCGGGCTCCTCGGACACGTCGATCATCGTGAACTCGGTGGCCGGCTTCCAGTACGTCCTCGTCAACGGCGTGCCCACCGCGGTCTCCGCCTCGAACCCGCTCACCGTGACGGTCGGCGGTGTCGCGAACACCGTGACCGGCGTCAACACCGGCACCAGCACGCTGACGCTGGGCACCGCCCGAGCCGACGTCGTCGGTGACGCGGTTGTTGCGGCGAACGCCCCGACCACGATCCGCCCGACCGGGTCGACGGCCTACGACCTGGGCACCTCGAACACCGCGACCTTCGCGATGTTCAGGAGCGCGGTCACCCGCCTGCGGAAGATGAACGTCCCGACTGTGGGCGGCTACTACATCGCGCACATCGACCCCGACACCGAAGCCGAGCTGTTCTCCGACTCGGACTTCAAGCAGGCGTTGCAGGGTCGGATCGACTCGCCGGTCTACACCGATCTCTCGATCGGCCGGTTCGGCGGCATCGACTGGGTCCGCAACATCGAGGCCCCGACCATCCTGGGCGGCTCGGCCGGCAACGTGACCGTGCACCGGCCGATCGTGCTGGGCGCGGGCGCCATGGTCGCCGCCCCGTTCGAGGGTATGGGCGATCTGCTGCGCGGCAGCGGCGTCGAGGACGTCCCGGACATCTCAATGGTCGAGGCCGCCCCCGGTGTGCAGGTCGCTCGGATCGTGCGGCCTCCGCAGGACCGACTGCAGCAGAACCTGTCGACGTCGTGGTCGTGGGTTGGCGACTACGGCATCCCGTCCGACTCCACCACGGGCGACGCGGCGCTGTACAAGCGCGCCGTTGTCCTTGAGCACGCCTGAGATACGCCTCACCGGGACGGGCCCACCAAGGCTCGTCCCGGCGGCTTGGAGGAGAGTTCGCATGCGTGTGAAGGTGCTGGAAGACATCGCGCCGTACTTCAACTACGGCATCACCCCGCTGTCCGCTGGCGAGGAGGTAGCTGGCGACCTTGCCGCGTACCTCGCGTCGACCCGGTCGCCAGTGGAGCCGCTCGACGGCGAAGCCCGCGCGCTTTTCGAGGGCGACGCACCCGCTGCCGACAACGAGCCGGCTGACGGAGAGCTGGACATCGAAGCCACCGCGGCAGACGTCCTGGACTGGGTCGGCGACGACCCCGAACGAGCCTCCGAGGCGCTGGCCGCGGAGCAGGCGAAGGACAAGCCGCGCTCCACGCTGGTGAAGCAGCTGGAGAAGCTCGCCGACTCGGGCGAGTGAGGGGCGGCCGCCATGGCTCTGCCCCCGCTCGCTACGGCGGCCGACCTGCAAGCCGCAGGCGCCTCGGGAACGGACGCGGCGCTGGAGATGGCACTGCGCCGCGCGTCGGCCCGGGTCCGGCGCTACACCCGGCAGGACATCACTTTCGTCGAGAATGAGACGATCACCTTGCCTGGCGGTGAACGGGTGCTGCGGCTGCCACAGTATCCACTCGTCGTCGACGACAGCCACCCCCTCGCAGTCGTCGAGGTGGCCGACTTCTCGGGCGTCGAATGGACGGCGATCGAGGACCGCGACTACGCGCGTATCGGGAACGAGCTGACGCGCGGCTATCCGTGGCAGGCGCCGAACCGGCTGATGGGCTGGCCCTGGAATCGTGCTCTCGGCATCTGGGGCCCGAAGGTGCGCGTCACCTACAGCCACGGCTACGAAGAGGTCCCGGACGACATCGTCGACGTGGTCCTGGACCTGGCGACGATGAACTTGGCCAACCCGGAGAACCTGCGGCAGGTCAGCATCGACGACTACCAGCGGACGTTCGCGTCGGAGACCATCGGTAGCGCCAAGCTGACGCAGCAGCACAAGGAAGACTTGCGCCCCTACCGGCGGGTCGCGTTCTCGGTGGTGCTGTCGTGAGTCTCCTCGACGACACGCTTTCTGCGGGCCGCCGCGAGGCTGAGGCCCGCATGCGGGAAACGGTCCGCCTGTACACGCAGGCGGACGACGTCTTTGACCGCTCCTCCGGCACCACCGTGCCGGGCGCTCAGACGACGTTGTACACGGGCAGGGCCCGCGTGAAGGCGATTGCTCAGTCCACGGGCGAGGACGCCGAGGCGGGGGAGCGGGAGATCGTGCTCCGCGAGTACGAGGTGTCCCTGCCCTGGGCGACCAGCCTACCGACCGGCGTGCGAATCCTGCCGGGGACTCGCGTTGAGGTGACCGCCTCGCCGGATGCCCGCATGACGGGAATGACCTTGTGGGTGATCGGCGCCTCGTTCAGTGACCAGGCCACGGCGTGGCGGATCAGGGTGGAGGACCGGTCATGAGCACTGCCCGATTCGACATGAGCGATGTCCGTCGCCTCGAGGCGCACCTCCTGCGGGCGATCCCCCGGGCCCGCCGGGACGCGCGCATGGTGGTCCGCAAGGGCGCCGTGAACATCAAGAAGGACTGGCGCTCGAACGCCCGCGCGTCCGCCCCGAAGCACGCACCCGCGTATCCGAGTTCAATCAGCTTCGACGTCGCGGCCTACGGGCCCGACGTCACCCTGGCGATCATCGGCCCGGACAAGGGCGGCCCTCAGGGCGCGCTCGGCAACCTGCTGGAGTACGGCAGCGTGAAGAACCCGCCGCACCGCGACGGCGGCCGGGCCCTGGACGTCGAGGAGCCTCGCTTCGAAGCCCAGATGGCCCTGATCGCTGCACGCGGTCTGGCCTGGTGGTGAGCCGGTGACCGCCCCCACTGTCCTGCCGCACGTCGACGCGGTCCAGCTCGCACTGGAGGCCATCCCGGGCCTGACCGTCTACTTGGGCGGCACGCCGACGTCGGCCGGCTGGACGCCTCCGGACAAGTTCTGCGTCCTCTACCCCGAGCCCGGGGAGGCGGTCCGCGAGTCGCTCGCTGACCAGCGCTCCGACTTCATGACCACCTTCCAAGTGACCTGCGTGGGCGGCTCTGTGGAGCGCGCCCTATGGGTGGCCGACAAGGTACGACAAGCCCTCTTCGGCCCGCTGTCGGTGGCAGGCCGCGCAACGTGGCGGCCGGAGGACCTGGGCGGGCCTCCGGTGCAGCGCGACGACGACACCAACCCCCCGTCCTGGTTCGTGCCGGTGCAGTACCGGCTGATGTCCATTCCCGCCTGACAGGAGAGTCCCTCATGGCGCTTCTCGCCCAGCAGGTCGTCGCCCTGAGCGGCCTGACCCCGACCTACTCTGCCGCTGCGGCGTCGACCACGGTGACGTGCGGCGAGCGTTCGTTCTTGCACGTCAAGAACACGAACGGCAGCTCGATGACCGTCACGGTCACGGCGACGGGAAAGATCCGCGGCCAGGGTGTCGCGGACCTCGTCGTCACGGTGCCGGCCACCACCGGCGACAAGATGATCGGCCCGATCACGGCGGATCTGTTCGCCTCCGCTGCCGACGGTGTGAGTGCGTCGATCACTTACTCGTCGACGACCAGCGTGACCGTGGCCAGCCTCGTCATCTGATCCCGTCACCCCGTCCTGTCCGCCCCGTCGCTCGGGGCTTTTTTCATGCCCTGAGGAGGGTCCATGTCCGACCTGATCAACGACGGAATGACCAAGGTGGTCTGGGCGTCGTCCATCGCCAACATCGCGGCTCCGACCACGACCGAGCTGAACGCGGGCAGCGACTACACGCCGCGCATCACCCCGGATGGGCTCAAGCTCGACCCGTCCACCGCGGACGTCGACACGTCCTCGCTCGCGTCGACCTTCGACACCAAGACGGTCGGCCGGATCGGCTACGACGCAGAGGTCACTTTCAAGCGCGGGACGACCACGCCCGAGGACCTGCCCTACGCGACGCTGAAGTACGGGGTCAGCGGCTACCTCGTTGTCCGCCGCGGCATCGCCTACGCCACCGCCTGGGCGTCCTCCCAGAAGTGCGAGGTCTACCCGGTGACCTGCGGCGAGCCGCAGAACAACGCCCCCGCGGCGAACGAGGTCATGAAGTTCACCTCGTCCATGAAGGTCACCTCGGCTCCGGCGACTGCCGCCACGGTGGCCTGATGCCGGGTACGTTCGATGAGATCCTCGCCCGCGCGAAGCCCCGGGAGAAGACCGTTCAGGTCTGCCTTCGTGGCGACTTGGCGGGCGAGGCCGAGCGTCTCCAGGACGAGCTGTCGCGCGTCTCCGAGGACTGGGAGCCGGATGACCTGACGTCCGTGCACCCGGGCACGGCGATCGCCGAGCAGCTCAAGGCGGTCCACGCGCAGGTCCGGGAGGCTCAGGAGCCGTTCACCTTCCGGTACATCGGCGACCGCGCCTATTCGGACCTGATGGCCGCGCACCCCTCGGCCGACCCGCAGGAGGTCTTCGACTCCGTCGCGTTCCCCCGTGCGCTCGTGGCAGCCTCCTGCGTCCAGCCAGCGATGACCGAGGAGCAGGTTCTAGAGCTGTTCGAGGTCATCAACGAGGGCGAGATCAAGAAGCTGTTCGACGCGGCCTGGGACGTGCACAACAGCAGTGAGGTCGTCCCTTTCTCGCTGGCCGCCTCCGCACTCCTGGCCTCCCTCATCGGCGAGAAGTAGAGGCGGCACGCTCCTGGGGCGTGCCGCGCTCGGTCTTCCTCGGCCGCGTCGTCGCCGAGGGCGAACCCCTGTGGCTGGACGAGGACCGGTACTGGGCGCTCGCCCTCGCCGAAGTCGAGGCAGACCGCTGCCCGGAGTGCCGGCAGCCGTGGGGCGAGGCAACGGACCCGGACAACGAATTCGCGTACCGGGCTGAGGTCATCCGTTGCCACGCCTGCACAGCGTCGGCCAAGACCGTGAAGGCCAGGAACGACAAGGGCGAGTCCGTCGAGGGTCTGCACGTCCACCTCCAGCTCGAACAGTCCAACGGGAGGTGAGCTGTGGCCACTCGCAGTGTCACGGTGCGGCTGCGCGCCGACATCAGCAGCTACACCCGCGGCATGCGCACGGCCGCCCGCAGCACCTCGCAGCTGGCGGGCGCCGGCGCGGCCGTGGGCACCGCGATGGTCGCCGGGTTCGCGGTGGCCGCCGCATCCGCAGCGAAGTTCGACAAGGCCCTCAGCAACGTCCGCGCGGTGACCGGGGCCAGCTCGAAGCAGATGGAGCAGCTCCGGGCCGCCGCCCTCGACGCAGGCAAGACGACCTCGTACACGGCGACGGAGGCGGCGGACGCCGAGGCGGAGCTCGCGCGCGCCGGCGTCTCCGTCGCGAACATCACCGGCGGCGCCCTCAAGGGCAGCCTCGCTCTGGCCGCGTCCGGTCAGCTCGACTTGGCCGACGCCGCCACGATCAGCGCCCAGGCGATGAACACGTTCGGGCTGCAGGGCAAGGACGTCACCCACATCGCCGACGTCCTCTCCGCCGGCGCCAACAAGTCCGCGAGCGACGTCAAGGGCCTGGGCATGTCGCTGCGGATGGGCGGCCTGCTCGCCCACCAGACCGGCCTCTCCCTTGAGGACACTGTCGGTGTCCTGTCGGCCTTCGCGGACCATGCGCTGATCGGCTCGGACGCCGGTACGTCGCTGAAGGTCATGCTCCAGCGCCTGGTGCCGCAGTCCGACGAGGCCCGCGCCGCCATGGACAAGATCGGCTTCAGTGCCTACGACTCGCAGGGCAAGTTCGTCGGCCTGTCCGAACTGGCGGGCCGACTGCAAGCATCGTTCTCCCAGCTCACGCCAGCAGCGCGGAACAGCGCCATGGCCACCATCTTCGGCGCGGACGCCGTTCGCTCGGCGACGATTCTCTACGAGCTCGGCAGCAAGGGCATCGACAAGTACACCTCGGCCGTCAACGACCAGGGCGCGGCGGGCAGGATGGCCGCAATCCAGACCGACAACCTCGTCGGCGACCTGGAGCGGCTCCGCGGCGCGATCGAGGTCGCGCTGATCGAAGGCGGATCCGCGGCCAACGGGTCTCTCCGCACAATGACCCAGTGGATCACCAGGCTCGTCAACGCGTACTCCAGCCTGCCGCCTGAACTGCAGCAGGCCGTCACCCTGTTCACCGGCATCGGCGGCGCCACCGCTCTCGCGGGCGCCGGCATCCTGCTGCTGTTGCCGCGTATCGCTTCGACCCGGGCCGCTCTCGCATCCATGGGTGTCACCGCGGCCAGGGCGCGCATTGCTCTGGGCGTGCTCGGCAAGACCAGCGCTGTCGTGGCGGGCCTGGCGGCCATCGGCTACGCCAGCCAGGCGATCCGAGACCAGTTCAAGGCCGCGCCGCCGTCCGTCTCCAAGATGGCACTCTCGCTGGTTGACCTCGCCAAGACCGGCAAGATCTCCGGCGCGGGCCTCAAGTCCCTCGGCAAGGATCTCGACGGCTTCGGCGAGGCCGTCAAGCGCGTCGCGCACCCGGACTGGGAAGCGCGGACCACCGACATCGTCAACTCCTGGACTTTCAACATCACCAAGGGTATCGGCGAAAGCCAGATCCCCTTGGACGAAGCCCACGACAAGATCAACGCTGTCGACCAGGCCCTTGCCCAGCTCGTCCAAAGCGGCAACGCCCAGCTTGCCGCGGACGCCTTCAACAAGCTTGCAGGGGCTGCAGCAGCGGACGGCACCAGCAAGGACAAGCTGCTGACGCTGACGACGGAGTACACCGACGCACTCGCCGGCAACGACGTCCAGGCCAAGACCAGCGCTAGCTCGCAGAAGGAGCTGGCCGCGCAGCTCGGCATCACCGCCGACCAGTTGCAGGACAACCGCACCGAGGCCGAGAAGCTGGCCGGAGCGCTGAACTCCCTGAACGGGGTCAACATCTCCGCCGGTGAGAAGGAGATCTCCTTCCGCCAGTCGCTCGCCGATCTGACGAAGGCTGTGAAGGACAACGGCCACTCGATGGACGTCACCACTGCCAAGGGGCGCGCGGTCAAGAGTGCGTTCCTCGGGGCCGCGCAGGCTGCGATGGAGCACGCGCAGGCGGTGGCTGAGCAGAAGAACAGCCAGGAGGCCGGGCAGAGCGCCTTGGGCCAGGACATCAAGCTGCTGAAGCAGCAGATGCATGCGGCCGGATTCTCCAAGGATGCCATTAACACCCTGACGGCCGCCTATGCGCAGTTGCCCGTCGTGGTCTCCACGGAGGTCGACGCAAAGACGGCTGGCGCGATGGGGGATCTGGAGAGGGTTCAGGAGAAGGTCCGCCACACCAAGGGCAAGAAGATCACGGTCGATGCTCTGACGAAGCAGGGCGAGAAGAACCTCGAGGACCTCGGCTTCAAGGTCAAGCGGACCAAGGGCAAGAAGATCGTGATCACGGTGCCCACCGGCTCGCAGACCCACAACGTCGCCGTCCTCGCAGCGGCCATCGCAGCGCTGCACGACAAGTCCGTCTCGGTGACCACGACGTTCTACACGAAGGGCTCCAAGTCCGCGGTCGCACCGGCGCACCGCAACTGGGCGGGAGGCGGGCGCATCCGCGGCTTCGCAGGCGGCGGGTCGCCGTTCCAGTTCGCACCCAACGGGCTGCTCTCCGGTCCCGGCACCGGAACGTCGGACAGCATCCTGGCACTGATGGCCAGCGGTGCCATGGCTCGCGTCTCGGACACCGAGTTCGTGGTGAACGCCAAGTCCACGAAGCGGTATCTGCCGCTGTTGACGGCCATCAACAGCAACAAGATCCCCGGGTTCGCCTCTGGCGGCCTGGCCAACGGCGGCATCCCCGGCTTCACCTACGCGCCCACCGCGAAGGCTGTACTCGGCGGCCCGTCGGACGCCAAGCAGCGCTACGACAAGGAGATCGAGGACCTCAAGAAGGCCTGGGACGACCTCAACAAGGCACTGAAGGACGCCAAGAAGAAGGCCGACGACCTCCGCGCGGCTGAGAAGAACCTCAGCCAGGTTCGGCACCGGCATCACACCAAGGCCCAGGTGCAGGCGGCTGAGGCTCGCGTCGAGAAGGCGAAGAAGGCTAAGCGGTCTGCCGACGACATCGTGCGCAAGGACCGCAAGGCCGTCAATGCCGCGGACAAGGAGCTGGGTCTGAAGAACGGCGCCCACGCGCCCAAGGCTTTCAACCTCAAGGCCTACGAGACCCAGCTCGACGAGAGCGTCCACGACACCGAGAAGTGGCGGAAGAACCTCGCGAAGATCGGCCAGCGGGGCGGCAAGGAACTGCAGGACATGCTCCAGGGCATGGGCGAGGAGGGCTACGGCCTCGTCAACGCCCTGGCCGGGGCGTCGGACAAGCAGTTCAAGTCGATCACTACGAAGCTGCAGAAGACCGGCGAGCTTGCGAAGGCGACCCTGGCGGACTTCACCAAGCAGCTCAACGGGTCGACGAAGGAGTCCCAGCAGTTCGCGGCCGATCTGCAGAAGCTGGCCTCGTCCGGGTTCGGGGATCTGGCCCAGGCGCTTGCCGCGCAGGGCGACTCCAGCGCCATGGAGCTCGCCCATCAGGCGGCCTCGGGCGGTGTGCAGGCCGCGGCGGCGAACGCGGCTGTCGGGAAGGCGCAGAACACGCTGACCGGCGAGGACCTGGCGAACAGCCTGGTTCTGCTGTCCACCCTGCGGGGCGGGCCGGGCCGCGGGTACGCCGACCTGATCGCCGCGGGCCTCGACCCGGCGACCATCAAGTCCCTGGTCCCGCGGATGACCAAGCAGATTGGGGCGCTGCCCGAGGCCAACAAGGCCACGTTCGTCAGGCAGTGGGTGGCCCAGGGCGGCAAGGCCATGGCGCAGGGCGGCATCCTCTCCCGGCCCACGATGGTGCTCGGCGCAGAGGCCGGCCACCGGGAGTCGTGGATCCCGTGGAACGGCTCGTCCCGGTCCCGGGCGCTTCTGGCCTCCACCGCGGCCGGTATGGGCTACCAGCTCGTGCCCGCCGGCCGGTACGGGGGCGGGGCCGTGTCCGCGGCGGCCATGGCGCGCGAGGTCACCCGGCAGATCACGGTGAACCTCTACGGCGCCAAGCAGACCACCGCCGAACAAGCAGCAGACATCGCACGTCACATGGCGTTCGTCGGCTGAGAGGAGGCACGGGTGGCCTACACCCCAGGCACGGACATCGACGGGCGGCAGGCCACCCTCGGCACGCTCCGGCTCGGCGCCGTCGACTCGGCGGGGGTGGCCTGGTTCCTGCAGTCCCTTGAGGGCTGGGACAGTTCCGAGGTCCGATCGGAGTTCCAGGACCGGGAGGCCGACCACGGCGCGTGGGCCTCCCCGGTCTATCTCGGATCCCGGCCCGTCTCGCTGGGCGGCACCGTGGAGGCCCCGGACCGGGCCTCTCTGGACACCGCGCTGGACACGCTCTACGCGGCAGCCGCCCTCACGGATACGACGCTGACGGTGTGGGAGACCACGCCCAAGCAAGCCACCGTGAGGCGGTCCGGGAAGGTCTTGGCGCAGCCCGTCACCGACCGCACCGCGACCTGGTCGGTCCTGATGACGGCCGCCGACCCGCGCCGGTACGGCACGACGCTGCAGTCCGGGACCACGGGCCTGCCGGCCACGACGGGCGGCTTGACGTGGCCGATCACTTTCCCCGTCACCTTCTCGGCGACGACGGTGTCCGGCCAGATCAACGCCGTCAACTCGGGGACGCTCGACACCCGGCCGGTTCTCACGATCACCGGGCCTGTCGTGGCACCGACCGTGTCCGCGTTGTACCCGGACGGCTCGGTGCGGCAGCTCGTCTACTCGCAAGACCTCGTCTCCGGCGACGTCCTGGTTATCGACACCGACGCGCACACCGTCGTCCTCAACGGGTCCACGTCCCGGCGCAGGTTCATGACAGTGTCCGGCGGCTGGCCGACGATCCCGGCCGGCAGCAGCGTCAACTACCAGTTCCAATCCGGCACGTACAACGCGACCGCGACACTGACCGCCGCCTGGCGCTCGGCCTGGATGTGAGGAGGCAGACATGCCGGTAGACGTATGGGCCATCGACACGCTGGCTTTCTCCGGCCTCGAGGCCCGCAACGCCGGGGCGATGGACATCATGACCGACGGGACCGCTCTCGGCTCCCGATCGGGCGTCCGGCCCGGCGACCCGGGCCTCACGGTCACCCTGGCGGGGACGACGATCAACTGCAGTGCGGGTGTGGCTGCCGTCGCCTACAGCGGCCAGGGCGTCTACCGGGTGGCGTTCCCGTCCTCGGTATCGCCGGGCACGTACACGGCGCCGCACGCCACGCTGAACCGGGTCGACTTGGTCTATGTCAGGGTGTGGGACAACTCGGTCGACGCGTCCGGCCTGGCCAAGGGCGACGTGGTGTACCTGGCCGGCACCCCGTCCGCCTCCCCGGTCGCGCCGACGCCCGCGGGTACGCAGATCTACATGCCGATCGCCACGATCAGCGTGCTGTCCGTTTCGAACGGCAGCACCGCCACCGTCTCCACGGCGGTCCGCCCGAACACGGTCGCGCCCGGCGGCATCCTGCCCTCCGCCACGGCGCCGTCCAGCCCGTACACGGGGCAGTACTACGACAACGGCACCGACCTGTTCCGCTGGAACGGCAGCAGTTGGGACACGTACCAGAAGGTTCCGGGCGCCTGGACGTCGTACACCCCGACGTGGACCGGGTCCGGGAGCAACCCCAGCCTGGGTAACGGCACGCTGGTCGGCCGCTACTCCAAGATCGGCCGCCTGGTCACCGTTCACATCAACTTGATCCCCGGTAGCACGACGACCTACGGCAGCGGCAACTACAACTGGGTGCTGCCGTTCGCCGCCGCCAACAACGGCTGCAGCTACGTCCTCCAGGCCCACCTCCTGGGCACGGACCGCTGGATGGGTCAGATGATCATCTCGCCCGCCGCGAGCACCACCTCGGCGTTCTTTAACCTGAGTACGACCAACTCGCGCATCGACTTCATGACGCCGACCCGACCCGAGACGTTCGCGAACGGATCGCAGCTCCGCATCACGGGCACCTACGAGTCGGCGACCTGATGGCCGGCCTGCCCTACCGGCTCGCCTGGTACGGCTGCGACCTGCGAACGGGTGGCATCGTCGAGGACCTGCCGTCGCTCTCGCCGACCGGTGCGCTCGCGCGGAAGCTCGGCGACGCCACCACGCTGCAGTTCGACCTGAACATCCCCGGCGCCGCCTCGAACTGGGACGAAGCCACGGCGCCCGGAGCCTCGCTCCTGGTCGCCGTCGACACCGCCACCGACACTCCCGTCTGGGGAGGCGCCGTCCTGGCGCGGGACGCCGGCAGCGCGCAGACGGCACAGCTCGGGGCGGCCACACTGGAGCAGTACCTCAACAACCGCTTCCCCGGCACGCAGACCCTCGTCGGAACCGATCAGGCAGCCGTCATCTCCGCGCTCGTCACCCCTGCCCTCACAGGCGGGCCGCCGATCGTCATCGACGCGATCAGCACCGGCATGGTCATGGACTACTACACGCAGGACGGCGACGACAAGAGCATCCTGTCGTGCCTCCAGGAAGTCATGGCGCTGGACGGCGGACCCGAGTGGACCATTGATGTCGCGTGGAACGCCAGCCATTCGGGCTTCCAGTTCCCGCTGCGAGTCCGTTCCGCGATCGGCGTCCAGGGCGCCACCTCGACGACCTTCGACTTCCCGGGCTGCGTCGCCTCGTACACCCTGTCCGAGTCCTATGAGAGCGGGAAGGGTGCCACCGTCGTCATCGCGCGCGGTGAGGGCGAGGGGGAATCCCGCCTCACGTCCAGCGCACACGAGGCCACCGCGCTGATCGCCGGCGGCTGGCCGCGCTGGGAGTACCGCTACACGCCGGCCACCGGCGTGACCGACCCGGACCAGCTCGACGCGCACGCCACGCAATCCCTGACGCTGATGGCGCAGGGCGCCCAGGTCTGGACCCTGGAGGCGGTCGCCTCGCAGGCGCCCCGCCTCGGCGACTGGGGACTCGGCGACACCGTGCACCTCGCCGTCGAGACCTCACCCCGACACCCGACCGGCGCCGACATGACCGCCCGCTGCTGGGCCTGGGAACTCGACCCTGGCGCCGACCGTGTCCGCCCGATCCTGGTGGAGGAGTCCTGATGCCCCGACAGCTCGATCAGCTCCCCGCGGATTCGACGACCCTGGCCCGCAAGGTCAAGGCACTGGAAGACCAAGTAAGAGAGCTGCGCGCCGCCCGCCGTATGACGGCCGCGAGCGTCGGCACCCTCCGCGTGTACGCGGACGACGGCACGACACTGCTGGCAGAGCTCGGCCCGGAGACCCGCGGCGATGGTGGTGGCGGACTGTGGACGCGTGGGCTCCAGGATCCGATCAACATGTCCGCCTACCTGAGCAGCGGGCAGCTGCAGTTCCGGCCCGTCGAGGACGACCGGGTCCACGTCCCGGCAAGCATGTACTACGACAGCGATGCATTCCAGTACAGCGATCTCACGCTCACCTCCGGCGCGGTCTCGGCCTCGGACCACAGGGCGCTGCTGATTCTGGAGTCCATCTATGCCGGCGCGACCCCTTACGTGTATGTCCAGGGTGACGGTGGGACCGCGTGCAACCTGGACGTCAGCGGCATCCTGACCGCGGGCAGTCTGGCGTCGGGGACGGTCACCATCACACCGAGCGCCGCGAACACGCCCACCAGCGTGAACATCACCGGCCTGAACATCCAGGGCAGCACGTTCCTCGGCTTTGCGGTGGCCTCCACGACCGTTCCCGGCTCACAGGTCACCGGGGCGAGCGCTACGTCTGTTACGTCGACAGGCATGACGGTCTGGGTGACCCGGACCAACACCACCGCGACCGTCGTGAACTGGTGGGTGATCGGCTCATGAGCGTGACGTTCCAGCCTGCCCTCTGGTACACGGTCACCGCCCGCGACGCCAACGACGCCTGCGAGAACAGCGGCCAGGAGTTCACGGTCGACCCCTGCTACTCCAACGGTGGCACCGTCGTCGTCGAGTGCGGCCTGTGCAAGCAGGCCATGACCATCGTCTCCGCGACGCTGCTCACACCGCAGCCGCAGATGCCATGACGGGGGAACGCGTGGTCACCTTCGACGATCTGCCTGCGGTCTTCTACTCCGCCCACCGCGGCGGCGCCGGCGAAGCGCCCGAGAACACGCTCGAGGCGTTGCGGGCCGGCGCCCGGTGGGCGCAGGTCCTCGACCTCGACACGCAGGTGCTGGGCGACGGAACGCCCGTGCTCATGCACGACGCGACCGTGGACCGCACCACCAGCGGCACCGGCTCGGTCGCCGACTACGGCATCGGCCAGTGGCAGATGCTCCGCTCCGACCCAGCCTCCTGGTTCGCGGCCGGAGCCCCGGCGCTAGCGGTCCCCACCGTCGAGCAGGTCCTGGACGCTTTCGGCGGACGACGCGTCCTGACCGTGGAAGCGAAGAACGCGGACGGCGTGCCCGAGCTTGCCGCGCTGATCCGCGACCGCAGCCTGGTCGAGTCGGTCCTCATCAACACCAACGACCCGGACGTCGTCAGCGCGATCCGCAGCGAGGGATGCCGCGCGCACCTGTGGCGCAGCGCCGCGCAGATGGCCGACGACGACCACGCGGAGTTCGTTGTCACAGGCGCCGATGTTCTCGACGTCGACATCGCCGCTTCGGACGCGCTCATCGCCGAGGCCGTCGCCGCGGCACCGCCGCTCGGGGTCTGGGCGCACACGATCACCCGCCGCTCACAGCGCGACCGCGCGATCGGCCTCGGATGCCGCGGCATCGTCACCGACTACCCCGGCTACGTCACCGGCCTCGCCCCAACCCGCAGCAGCGACAGCCTCACCGCAGGCTGGGGCTACGGCTACGTCCCCTCCGGCACCGCGACCCGGCCGAAGCTCCTGACCGGCGGGGTCCTGCAGTTCACTTCGACCGCGGACACGCAGGTGCTGCTGCTCGGCGAGCTGTCACCGGTGACCGAGAGCTCGTTCACGGTCGAGGCCAAGTTCTCCCTGTCGGCTGCCACCGGCCGCCCGTGGTTCGGACTGCACCTCGGCATGGATGACGCGAGCGCCGCCCTCAAGTCCAGCGCCATCGCCCACAACGGGTACACCTGCCAGTTCACCGGCGGTGGCAACCTGACGATCTACCGCGACGACGTCGCCACGGGCACGTCGACGAACATCGGCAGCATGTCGGCTGGCGGCACCTTCGCCGCCGACACCACGTACACGCTCCGCGTCACCGTCACGCCCACGCAGATCCGCCTGTGCGTACCCGAACTGTCCGGTGCCGTGGCTGTCGCCAACGACAGCACGCACCGCGGACCGATGTACCTCTACCTCGGCCGGGCCGCCTCCACCACAGGCGCCACCGCCAAGGCCTGGGACATCACCGCCTCCTGACCACCCCCCACACCCTCCACCCCGCGCCGCCGGCCGGGGCTTCCCGCATGCCTGGAGACTCCATGCCTGATCTCTGGATGCCGGGCGCGACCCGGCTGGACATAGGCGACCACGCCGCGACCGACGGCGGCCCGGCCAAGGCGATTGCCCACATCACGTGGGACAAGAACGCGACTGCGGCCAAGCCCGTCGACCTCGTGTCGTACACCAACCTCCGGTCCTACTTCGCTGGCGGCGGCGCGGCTGTCGCTCCGCACATCCTCTGGGACCCGTTCGCAGGATCGTTCACCCAGTTCGTTCCCGCGAACTCCCGATCCAAGAGCCTGGTCGACGTGGCTGGCGGGACCCGCACCAACCGAGCGGGCTCGGTCGTCATCCAGATTGAGGCGCTGTTCTTCCCGTACTGCCGCGTCGGCACGACCGTCTACCCGCGGCTGATCGACACCCCGTGCAAGGGCTGGGCGGAACTCCAGGCGTGGGTGCACTCCTGGGGTGTGCCCAACGCATGGCCGATGGGCCGCCCGACGGACTTCACGTCGCACCGCTCGGAGAACACTTGGGAGACGGTGGGCGGCTGGTACGGGCACAGCCAGGTACCGGAGAACTCCCACCAGGACCCGGGCTCGTGGCCAGCGTTCGTGACCACCGACGCCGTACACCCGGCACCTCAGTACGAGCCGTTCCCCGGCGCCGCGTTCTTCAAGACCGGCAAGAAGTCTCCGGTCATCGCGGCCATGCACAAGCGGCTCGTCGCCGTCGGCTGCAGTCGCTACAAGAGCACCGCCAACCCCGACGTCTGGGGCTCTGGCGACGTCGCCTCATACGCCGCCTGGCAGCGCCACCTCGGCTACACGGGCGTGGCCGCCGACGGCCAGCCCGGCGCCAAGTCCTGGGCTGCACTCAAGGTTCCCAACGTCTGACCTTCAAGGAGTTCGTCATGCACCCCACCGATGCACAGCTGTGGGCCGCGGCTCTCGGCTACCTGCTGCCGCTCGCCATCGCGGTCGTGGCGCAGCCCCGCTGGACCGGAGCCGTCAAGGGCCTCCTCATGCTCGTCGTCGCAGCGGGTGACGGGCTGGGCACCGCCTACTTCAACGGCGAGTTCGGCGGCAAGTCCATCGTCACCTGCCTGCTCGTCGCCGCCGTCGCCATCGGCGCCGCGTACCACCTGCTGTGGAAGCCGTCCGGGATCGCGCCCGGCATCGAGCGGGCTACCTCCACCGGCGGCGTCCCCGCCCAGCAGCCTCGGGGCGTGTAGATGCGGTGCCGTGCGGCCCGGCGGCTGATGCGGCTGCTGGGCCGCCGCGGCGCGTTCCTCCTGCCCTACGGAACGGTGTGGACCCTGTACGGGTACGCGCAACTCGTCTCCCCGCAGCCCGACCAGCGCGGCCTCACCCTGGCGACGCAGATCATGTCGCTGCACGTGTGGGGCTGGCTGTGGATCGCAGCCGGGCTCGCGGCCGTCGTCTCGGCCTGGCTGCCGCAAGGCGCCGACTGGGCCGGGTTCCTGGCCCTGCCTCTGATCGTCCTGCCGTGGATGCTGTCCTACCTGACGGCCTGGCTGCAGGGCGACTTTCCGAGGGGGTGGGTGTCTGCCGCGGTGTGGACTGCGATCGCCGTTCCCGTCCTGGTGGTGGCGGGATGGCGTGAGCCGCCCCGCGTGAAGAGAGTGCGAGTCGAGTAATGGGCGTAGACACCTGGGTTCAGGCAGGTATGGCGGTGGTCGGATCGGCGGGCGCGATCGTGTCCGCCCGGTCGGCGCGCAGGACGAAGCGCCAGGAGCGCCGCGACGACTTCACCGCGGTCACCGACCGGATGGAGAAGGAGATCAAGCGGCAGGGCACCGCCCTGGAAGAGCAGCAGGAACAGATCACCGGCCAGGGTGCCGCGATCTCCTGGCTCGTCGTCGACCGCCGCGGCCTCGTCAGCACGATCCGTGGAGCCGGACTCAAGCCGCCGGCCACGCGGCCGATCCCCGAGCGGGCCCGCCCGTACCTCGACTCCCTCGACGTGTGAGAACTGGAGTACGGCCGATGGACGAAGATTCCCCGCCGCCGTTCTGGTTGTCGCCGCGCCCGTTCCTCGAACCCGACTGGCCGCCCGACGACGAGACCGAGTAGCCGCCCCCTCCTTCGGGAGGGGGCGTTTCTCTGTGCCTGGAAGTGCTGGCGATCACTCAACTCTGTGGTTGATAATGACAGTTATCCTAGCCTTGGAGGTTGCCATGCAAGCCAGCCCGGATGAGATGCGCCGCAAGATCGGCGAGCAGATCGATCGACAGCAGCAGCGAGACGACCGCCAGCTGAAGCTCCGCCTTATCGGGTACGGGGTCCTCCTGCTGCTTGCGCTCACCTGCCTGCTCACGTCCCTCCTGGACGGACCACCCGCCTTGGCAGTGGCCACCGGCGCTCTCTTTGTATGCGGCCTCGTCGCCATGGAGGTCCAGCGGAAGCGGAGCCAATGACCGCCCTCGTCCCGCGCCCATCGGCGGAGCTGTCGACCGACCGGCACGACCCCCGCGACGACTGGCCCAACGAAGCCCGCACCCTAGCCGACTACCTCACCGCCATCTACGGCGACCGCGACCCGCTCCCAACCATCGCCGGAGGATGGATCGCCCGCCAGAAGTCCCGCCACACCCGACGCGCCTACGTCCGCACCTTCAAGGCGTGGGAGGAGTACGCCCGCTCCACCGGCATCCACCCACTCCAAGCGAAGCTGCCGCTCGCCGACGCCTACGCCAAACACCTCGCCAAGACCCCGACGAGGAACGGGAAGCCGCCCGCCGAGACCACCCAGGCGCAGGCCCTCGCCGCAGCCGGATCCTTCTACACCTACGCCGCCCGCCTCCAAGCCGTCGACACAGACCCGTTCGCCGCCGTCAACCGGCCCTACGTCGACCCCGACTACTCGCCGACCGAAGGTATGACCGAGGAGGAGACGACCCAGCTCATCCAGACAGCCGCCAACTGGGCGCCCCGCTCCTACGCCCTCGTCATGCTCCTCTACCTCACCGGCGCCCGCGTCGACGAACTCCTCTCCCTCAACGCCGACCAGCTCGGCTACGACCGCGGCCACCGCACCCTGCCCCTCACCCAGAAGGGGGGCAAGAAGCGGCCCGCGCCCGTGCCGCCGCTCGCCCTCGACGCACTCCTCGCCTACCTCGGCGACCGCACCGAGGGGCCACTGTTCGCTACGGAGTCCGGGCGCCGTTGGTCCCAGCCTGAAGTGTGGAAGCACCTGCGCGTCCTCGCCCGCCGCGCCGGACTCCCGCAGGCTGCCAGCATCAAGCCCCATACGCTGCGGCATCAGTTCATCACCGACAACCTCGCCAACGGAGTCCCGCTGCAGGACGTCCAGGACGCTGTCAGCCACTCCGACCCGCGTACCACCCAGCGGTACAACCGGCGCCGGCGTCAGCTCGACAACCACCCCGCCTACGCCCTCGCCGCCAAGCTGGGGGAGCGGCTCCAGAAGGACGACTCCTGAGCATGCGAACGCCCCCGCAGCCCTGTCGGCTGCGGGGGCGTCGTGCTGTCCGGCTCATCCCCAGGTGGTGTCGCTCATTTCCCCTCCTTGTGGCTCTTGGCCGGCTTGGCCGTCGGGTTCTCTGGTCGTGCGAAGAAGCGGTTCCATGAGCCGACAGCGCCCCAGCCGAGGAGGCCGCTGGTCGCCAGGTCGAAGATGAGGGACGGGGTGTCGGTGTCCTTGGTGACGCTGACGAGGCCGCCGAGGGTGAGGCAGGAGAGGAGGATGGCCAGCAGCAGCCAGACGAACTTCATTGCGCTCCCATGGTGCGTGGTGAGAGCTGCAAGATAGCGACCGGCGCCGGTGGTGTCAGCCCTTCGGCTGCGCCAGTTCCCCGGGCTTCGTTTCGACGACTTCCACGTTGGTGGCTCCGCCGGCTTCGAGGCGCGCCTTCCGGTCGTCGGCGCTGGCCTTGTCGTAGCTGACAACGGACGCGCGGGGCGTGCCGTCGGGGTCGGTCCAGGTGAGCCCGTAGTTCTTCATGCGGTCATCTTCGCTGCCGGGTCTGACAGCGGCCCAGCATGGCCTGCTCAACCCTCGACGAAACCCAGCTCGGCATCCGGCCGGCAGTGCGTACACGCGGCCACCCCTTCAGCGAGTGCCCGGCGCGCCTGCTCCTGGGTGGCGCCGCGGCTGCGCTTCCCTTTCATGTGGCAGTCCCCGCGGTGCACGTAGACGGGCATGCCCCCGTTGAGGCCCTGCTCGATCAGCCAGTCCGGTGCCGGGGGCCGGGCCTGCCGTCCTCGCTCCCGCTCGGTCTCCCGCTCTTCCTCGTCGGCGATCCACCTGCGGGTGCGGTCGAGATCCTGCTCTTGGACTCGGGCGAGGAAGCGGAGCATGGCGAGGCGAGACGGGGCGGCAGAGTCGTTCACGTGTTCGATATTACGAGGGTAGGCTCCCACCTGCACACCAAGGTCCCCACGAGAGGAGCAGGCGATGACCGACGCTGACCTGCTGCTTCACCTCGGCGTCGACCCCGCGGCCCTTGATCCGTCGCCCGAGCGGCGGCGGTCCGCGGACGCCTGTCAGCGCATTGGCCTGCCCTGCGCTGTGTGCGGGCGGCCGGGGTATGCGACACGGATCGTCCGCCTGCCCGACGGCTGCCGCTGGCTGGACACCTGCCGCGACCACATGATCGCCTCCGCCCGCTTCCAGGCCGTGAGCCGGCCGTGGACCGACATCCTCGCCGACCTCCGCGAAGCCGCGGCCGAGGCGGGTGTCGCGGTCACCGTGCTCGTCCACGACGAGGCAGGCTGACGTGATGGATGACGCGGGCCGCTACCGGCTGACGCTGACGATGGGCGGGCGCCGCACGATGCGCGGCTGGTGGGCAACGGAGGAGACAGCGCGGCGGCAGATCCCCGTGTGGGTGCGGGACTGGGGTGTACTCGGCGCGCTCATCACCCTCGTCGACACCGCGGACGGGACGGTTATCCACAGATGGCCCGAGGAGCCGTGAGCTCTGCCATCCTGGCGGCATGAGCCTGGACCCGCGTTCCCCGTCGATGAACCTGTGGCACCGCCTGCTTGCCGCTGGCGTGAGCGAGGAGGAGGCGACGAAGCTGATGCACGGCTACGCGCACGAGCTGGCCGAGCGGATCCGCGCCCACGCCGAACGCGACGACCTGGACTACTACTCGCCGCAGGGCCTCGGTGAAGCCGCCGACCTCATCGACCCGCAAGCGCAGCAGCCACCCGTCGACGAGTACCGCCTGTCGACGCGCTGACGACCGGTTGTCAGTGGCGCCCGTTACGCTGATCTCATCAAGCATTCAACGACTAGCTAGTCGGGAATGCTGCTGAAGCCCCGCCCTTGGCGTGATGCACCAGGAGCGGGGCTCGCTGCTGTCTAGGCCGCTTCGGCTGCCGGGTGTCGGACGGCCGCCTTGAGCCCCATCTCGACGTCGTACCGGGGGAGCTTGGCCTGCTCGGCGAACGCGGCGATCCCGTCCTGCACGGCCCGCGCCGTCTTCACGGTCAGGCGCCCGGCCTGGATCTCCTCCCAGGCGGAACGTTCCAGCGCGATCAGGTCCGGGGGGAAGTCGATGGTTGCCACCGCAGGATCCTAAGCCGCTTTCACGATGTCCTCGCGCAGCCGCTCTGCCGCGACCGCCACCATCCACTCCGCGACGAGCACCTCGTACCGGTCCCTCGACGACCCGTACAGCCAGCCGCCGGCCCGCACGACCAGGGCGCGGATCTCCTCATTCACCACTTCGGCAGGCCGCACGGGATCCGAGGCTGGGGGAGTGGGGATCATGCGGCAAGTCTAGGGCGGAGGTCGGACAACGGTCAGCCCTCGGCGGGAGGCTGCCCTACGTAGGTGCCGCGGCCCTGCACGGTCCACACGACCTGCTCCTCAGTAAGCACGGCGATGGCGCGCCGGACGGTGGAGCGGGCGAGACCGTACTGCTGCACGAGTCTGGTCTCGGATGCGATGCGCCGGCCGTCAGCCCAGTCACCGCGCGCGATGCGGGCCTTCAGGATGTCCGCCAGCTGCCGGTACGGGGTCACCGGGCCCTCGTGATCGATCTCCGCGTCAGGATCAGTCGCCATGATCCGAAGCTAGACGCGGGTCAACAGAGTGGCATCACGGGCTACGTATGGAGACGTATGAAGACAGGGCGATACAAGTCGGGCTAGCCTGCAATCAAGAGCCCCCGAGGCCGCGGCCGAGCAGCCCCGGGAGCAGCCGACGAACGGAGCGTCGACGTGGACGAGCCTAGAGACCAGCCACCCCCGGCCGTAACCCGCCCGCCGGTCATAGCGTCCGGCGCCCGGCTCACCCCGTTACAGGAGGCGTGGAGCGACTACGTGGACCACGCCATCGCCTGCGGGGACTGTCGACACATCGGCCGCCAGCGGTGCGAGGAGTCGGACCGGCTGTACGGGGAGTACCAGGCGATGGGCACGACCGAACGCGGGTTCGTCAATCCGTGA